ATGCCCGAGATGCCCAACAGGTTGCCCATCCTGACAGATGGCCATCTCAGCATGCCTGTCGGAGCGGTCTCACCCTCCCGGCACACTGTCCCCATGACCGACTCCTGGCTGATCCGCACACCGCACGGCTGGGCCGAACCCACCCCACCGACCTGTGTCTGCGGGAGTGACCGGTACCTGATCGGGTGGCAGGCCTGCCAGTGCGGGGCCGGGCCGTTCACGGGCGGGCACCGGACCTGGGAGTGCCGTGACTGCGGTACCCGGACGCTCGTGGGGTGCGTCGGCCGGGTGGGGGCCGGGCCGATGGAGGAGTACGGAGTACGGACCGGGCGCACGGGCATGATGCGCCCGCAGTCACCGGACCGGTGTCGTGCCGAACCCGCCCCGCCCCGGCCGGAGCCCGGGTAACCTCCTGATGATGGTCACCCGCGTGCGCTCCGCTTCCATCTGTCTCCTTGCCGCCGTGGCACTGAGCGCGTGCGGTAGTGGGCCGGCTGACACCGGTACTTATGAGGGGTTCAACGACGCTCTCGAATCGGGTGCCACCTGTGCTGAGCTGTTCGAGATCCGCAACGAGTGGGATCCGAAGTCCTCGAAGGTGGTCCAGGCCAACGAGGCCCTGCGCGAGATCGGCTGCTACAGCTCGTCGTCGACGCGCACGGACACCTGAGCGCATGAAAGCGCCCCCACCCTCCCAAAGGAGAGTGGGGGCGCTTCGGTCGCAACGAACTACCTTTCGTCCTCTTCAGGCGATCTGGACGATCCTCTGCGCTCCGTCGGCGTATGAGACGTCTTGCTCTCTCGCTCCGGGAGGAACGCCTGGACCATCAGCATGACGGGCATCGTGATGAAGGCCGCGCCGAGCCACGGTTGGCGAAAGACCACGCCAGCAACGAAGGCAAGAACCATCGCGATCATCGCCAGAGCTGCTGCGGTGCGGCGGGACTTCGGAGCTTCATCGATCGTTGCGTCGACCACTCGGTCTCGACGCGCCGACTCATGGGTCGTGAACGACTCTGACATCTGCATGATCCGCTCGTGCCACTCAGGTCCGTAGCGCTCCCAATCCTTCGGAGCAGGCAAGAGGCCACTGAACGACTCGGAGCGCTCGATGGCGACCTGGGCGGCCACCATCGCGAGTTCAATTACGCGCTGGTCTGCTTCCGTGAGCTCTTCATCCGAGCCATCTTCGACGCGACTGAGTGCCTGCTGCTGGTCTTCCTCACGGTCCTTCGAGGCATCGGCTGAGTGCTCTCCAGCTCCTTGGCCAGGATCCTCAGCTTCCGGTCCCCGTTCAGCGAGATTGCCTTCATCCCCTTCGGAAGCTCCGGGAGCTGTGGAAAGAGGTTCGTGGTGGTCATCGTCACCCTCCGAGATCAACATGCCCGACTTTCTCTTCGGGGGCGCCCAGAACATGCGGTCGCATCCCCGGATGGACACAGAAACCCCGACCGTCCGTCGAGGTGATCGCAGTTTATGCATCTGTGAAACCCTTGGTCAATCGGGATGTTCACAGGTAGCGCGTCGACTGCCTGGAGATGACGATAGCGCCCCATCCCAGCCCGTCAGGGCCAGGATGGGGCGTTTCTTCATGCTCTGAGTTCAGTGTCGTGGTCGGCGTACCGGTTGAGGTCGTCCTCACGCTTGCACCACTCGGCGCTCGTAAAGTCCTCGTAGGTCGCGCCGCAGCGGGGACAGACGTACATCAGACGTCGTCCTTCGGTCGCTCGCCACGGACGCGGAGCCCGCGCAGATCGAGGTCGCCGATGACGACTTCCGGGTCAACGGTCCCGTTCACGACGATCGTCGGGGTGCCAGGGTCGTCCTCGTCGCGGCCATCGGGGATGGCGTAGCCGATCACCTTGTACAGGCCCTGGCCGAGCACCGCGACCGCGGCGACGGACAGGAGGATCGAGGAGACGATCTGGATCACGGAGTCGGGGAGCCCGGTGATCATGCCGAGCACGACCGCGGCCACGAGGCCGAGCACCGCGGCGACGATGATCGAGACGCGCTGGGTGCGCTTCTTGGACCATGCCTGGTCCTTGGCGGCCTGGACGATGGCGACCTGCGCGAGCGCGGCCAGGACGAGCACCGCACCAATCGGGGTGAGGGCAGTGGCAGTGGCGATGACTTCCGTCATGGGTGGGGTCTCTTTCTGGTGAGGGCCTCGAGGCGGGCGTAGATGTCGGTCAGGGCGATCGGTGGGGCGCCGTGGGCGCCGGCTTCCTCCCACTCGACGAATCGGCGGAGGTCGCGGGCGATGGACTCGAGCTCGGCGAGGACAGAGCGGAGCTCGCCGCGCACGGCCTCGAGGTCCTTCACGGTCTGCTCGAGGTCGGACTGCGTCTGGCCCAGCGACGTCTTCGTCTTGTCGAGATCGGCCTGGGTCTTCTCGAGCTGGAGCTGCGTGCCGTAGGCGATCTTGATCGCGACGACGCCCGGATCCTCGGCCTCGCGCACCTGCTCGTTCGTGACCGGCGCTGCGTCCGGCTCATCCCGAGGCGAGCGGCCGCGGACGGTGATGTAGGTGGTGATGATCCCGATGGCGGCGATGACGACGGCGCTGAGGGCCTGGATCGCGGCGTCACTCATCCATCCCCCTCTGCACTCGCGCCCTCACCTCGGCCTGCTCGACCTTCTGCCACAGCGCGAAGAATCTGGCGAGGATCGCGAGGGACAGGGCCGTGACATCCGCCGCGCGCGGTAGGTGACCGAGTCCCTCCGCGCCGACAGCCTGGAAAGAGACGAGAGCGTAGAAGAGGATCCCGGCCGCGACGGGCCCGGCGATTCTCCACTCCCACAGCGGCTTGCCGGCGAGCACTGCGACGACGCCCACCACGGCCAGGAGCTGCAGCAGCCCCCAGCCGAAGGTGAGGACGTCAGCGACCTGCCCGTACGAGCGGGGCGGGTGGTACAGCACCGCCGCGCCGGAGACGGTGATCCAGGAGTAGATCCCGACCCGGATCGCGTCCTCGGCGCGGGTGAGCCAGCGCAGCCTCCCCGGCGGGACGGGGAACGGGCTGGATGGCACGGGTCAGCCCTCGTCGTCCGGGGCGACAGTGATCGCGAGCAGCGCCGCGACGTCCTCGGCCGAGACGGACACGCCACCCTGCCGCGCGCCCTCGGCGGCCGCGGCACGCACAGCCTCGAGGTCGACCGACCCGCCGTCCGCGAGCGCGGTCACGGCGGCGGACAGGCCGGCCAGCTGGGTGGAGAGGCCGGCGATGGCGGCGTTCTGGCGGTCGCGCTCGTGGTCGAGCCACGCCATCTTGGTGCGCAGGGTGCTGGTGGTGCCGGCGCGGGAGCCCTGGAGGCGGATCGGTGCGTCGAGGACCTCGGCGGGGATGGTGGTGGAGAGTTCGTTGCGGAACTTCCGCATCTGGGCGACGTGCTCGCCGTCGGTGCGCTTCCCAGCGATTCCGGGCTCGAGCGCGCGCTTGATGGTCGCGAGGTCCTTGCTGATCTTGTCGAGAGTGGTCACTGCTGCCTCCAGATGGGTGCGTGTGGTGGGGCCGGGGCGGCCGTCCACCGGGGTGATTCCGAGAGCCTCCTGCGCTGCCCGCGTCGCGGCGGCGGTCTTGGTGTCGTACTTGCCGTCCAGCGGGCCGGGGTCGTAGCCGAGCGCCTTCAGCCAGGTCTGGGTCTTGTCCACGTCGGCGAACTCGGCGCTCGGCGAGGGTGACGGCTTCGAGGGGGTGCTCGGCTTCGACGCTCCTGCGGAGCTGCCCGTGAGGGACCCGTCGCGGATCGAGCCCATGATGAACGGGCCGGGGCAGCGGGTGGAGTTCCCGGACATCTCCCGGTGGCCCCACACGCCCGAGGACGCGCCGCGCTTGCGGAGCGTGGCCCGGAGTGCCCGGAACGCGGCCTTCGCGGCGGCGGTGAGAGGTTCGTTGTCGCCGACGATGAACAGCACGCCCAACGTCGTGCTGTTGTGGCCGTAGGTGTGGCCACCGACCCGATCACCGCGCAGCGAGTAGATCCGCCCCGACTGGCCGATCGCGTAGGAGTAGCCGATGTCCAGCCAGCCCAGCGAGTTCACGTGGTACGAGCGCCAGCCGCGCAGCCGCGCCGCTTCCTGCGCCTGCGTGAGCACGCCGACCGCTTTCCCCATAGCGGGGTAGTGGCAGACGATGCCGCGGACTCGCGACCACGTGATGCCGGTGCCGCGAGCGCTGGTCGACGACCACGCCGACCTCGGGAGGATCTTGTGCGCCATCAGTCCTCTCCGTCCTCGACTGCCGGCTCGTCTTCGATCGGCTCTTCCGGGTCGTCGTCGTAGATCTCAGGCGGATAGTCGCCGTCGGGGTGCTCGCCGTCGATCATCTGGTCGGCGGTGTCGTCCTCGATCGGCTCGTGCTCGTCTCCGTACAGCTCCTGCTCGGGCTCGGGCATGGGGGTCTCCTCAGGGATGTGCGGGCATGGCTGAGGCCCCGAACAGCAGTGCTGCGCGGGGCCTCAGAGGGTGCGGGGATCAGGTAGTGGGCGGAGGCTCCGGGGGGCCGTAGATCTCGGTGGCGATCGCGCTCCAGGTGTCGCCGATGATCCACAGGATCGTGTCGTCGTCGACAGGTCCGGCGTGACCGCACGCATCGCATGCAGCGTCGATCACGTCCCCGTTCGTTGCGAGGCGCAGCATGAACGGGTGCGCGACCGTGTCCGGGGCCGTGTATCCCGCGCGGGCGAGGACGCCAGCAGCGCCCTCCCATCCGACGCGCTCGGCGGCGGTGGTCCGGATCGCAGACTCCACGCGGGAGCGGAGCTGGGAGTTGGTGATGAGCGCCTGAGCGGCGAGCAACGACATAGTGACCTCCTGATCACTTGCGGAACGTGATTCTGATCTTCGCGCCGGAACCGTTGAACCGGGCGTACTGCTGAGCGGTCGAGTTCGTGGAGATCACGCCGATACCCTGCAGGCTGCCGTTGCGGAAGCCGTTGTGCAGCGAGGACGGGAGAGTGATCCACCTGCCGGTGTTCCGCTTCCAGCCTCGGACCGTCACGCGGGAGGTCAGCGAGTTGCCGACGTTCCCGTTGTGCGTCGCGAGGTTCACGTCCGCACCCGCGTGGTAGTACGAGTGGTTGAGGTAGACGTAGACCTCGATCTTCTCGACCGTCGCCCCGGACAGATCCGAGGTGAAGGACTGGAACTTCCACCCACCACGACGACGCAGCCGCGAGGGCCCACCCGCGTACAGGCCCTGCACCACATCCAGGTCGCTGGTCTGGTTGTCGTTGTTGTCGTAGGTGTGGAACGAGATCGAGGTGTACGTCTTGGTGTACCTCTTGACCTCGGGCTTCGGAGCAGGTGCCTCCGAGGATCCCTGCGCCGGCGTCCCGAGATGGAACCAGGACCGGCCGGTCGCCTGAATGGTCGGGCCCTCATCCCGGATCGTGATCCGGATCGGGTACGTGCTGGTCCCGATCAGGCGCGTGTCCACACCACCGGCCGAGCGGGTGCTCAGCGCGAACTTCCCCAGCCTCGGCGCGGTGCCGAAGCCGTTGTTGTCCTCGTGCGTGTCGATCCATCCGACCAGTGCAGGCACCGCCTCCGACGTGGTCGACCCCGCCGCGGACAGGAAGTGGCGGACGTAGGCGAGCATCGTGGACGGGCCACCGGCGTCGTCCTCGCCCTTCACGTCCGTGCCGTCCATCGTCCACCGCATCTGCTCCACGTACGGGACCACTGCGTTCGTGCGGGTCCGGACGAAGTGCTGATCCACGGTGATCGAGTAGCGACGGTTCGGGAGGAGCTCCGCCTCAGCCTGCAGGCGGACGATCTCCCTACCCGACCCGTCCCACGCGGACGAGGATCCCTCGTAGGTAAAGCCCACGACGCCCTTCGGGTAGGGGTCGAGCCACTCCTCCAGGCCCTGGCCACCGACCGTGAGCGTCTCGACCTCGGCCGAGGGAGCCTGCACGCCCTCCGGGGACATGGTGGTGTCGCCGATGGCGAGGAGGTTGTCACCCTCGCCGGGGCCGATGCGGACCATCTCGTACTGGACCCCGTCTGGGTCCAGGCCGTACTTCACGACGCCGTCGCGGTCGATCTCGACCCGTTCACCGGTCGGGTCGCCAGCGACGATGCGGAGCATCCGCGCGAGTGACGCGATGATCGCCGCGGCCTCCGGATCATCCGGATCACCCGTCGCGACCAAGTTCTTGAACGCGACCGGGCCAGTGAACACGGCGCCCTCACCGCCGACGAGCAGCTGCCCGGTGACGTTGAGGTAGTCCGCGAACGCCTCGCCGACGAGGCGAGCACCCTCGATATCGGCCTGGTCCTCGACGATCAGATGCCCGACCTTCAGCTTGATGATCTCCGCGAGCGACGCAGCGAGCGCTGCCTCGTCCGGATCATCCGGGTTGCCGGTCAGGAGGATCTGGCGGGCCTTGATCGCGCCGGGCACGATCAGCGAGGTGTCGATCGCGCGGCGCATCTCGAACCCAGCGAACCGCTGCCAGCCCGCGGTGGTCGTGCCGTTGGTGTGGTTGCCGTAGATGTTGAGCTGGACCTCGGTGACATCCTGCGGGATCGTCACCTGGCCCTCGAACCGCACCCACTCCTGGGACTGGGTGACCTGGTTCGAGATCACGTACGGGCTCGTCTGGCCGTTGCTGTTGAGCTGGACGTAGAACCGCTTCCCGGCCCGGTCCGCCCACACGTACACCGCGAAGTAGTACGTCTCGCCCGGCATCACCGCGAACCGGGCGGAGCCGCGGTTCGCGCGGCCGTTGATCCCGATCGAGCGGGGCAGCCCGGGCGGGGCCATCGCCATGATGCCCGTCGCGCCGGGCCAGCCTCGCAGCGTCGACAGCTGCTCACCCGTGGTGGTGTCGCGGTCGAAGATCGCGAGGTTCCCGTTCGGGATCACGTTCGCGCCCGAGCCGAGGATGATCTCCTCGAAATAACCGCGGGCGGCCGCGATCTCCGGGGTGACGATGTCCTCGATCACCGTGGCGCGCTGCAGCAGCGCATCCTCGGTCACGATCAGCCGCTTCGCCGCAGCGTCCATCAGCTCCGCGACCCGCGCCGAGAACTCGCCCGTGATGTCGAGGCGGTCGCCAGAGAGGTCACCGAATGTGCCGGTACCGATATCCACGGCGGGCAGCATGGTGGTGTCCATGTCCAGGCGACGCCACTGGGCTCCGTCCCACCGCCACGTCTGCACCAGCCGCACATCGGTGACGCCCTCGTGGTTGGTGGTCAGGCCGTACTGGTGCCAGCCCGCCCCATCGGGCATGTCGACCCCGTCAGCAGGGGTAGGAGCGCGATCAGCGAGGCGGGCCCCATAGCGGGCCTCGGCCATCGCCTCACCCGCCGCAGCCGCAGCGGCATCAGCAGCAGCGTGGGCATCAGCGGCATCAGCAGCCGCCCGCACGGCTGCGGCGTCCGTGACCGCCACCCACTGGGCAGCGGCCGGGTCCCAGGTCTTCGGGATGTTGCCCGGCACCTGGGCGCCGTCGACGACAACAGGGCGGGTGTCGATCCACAGCACGCCCTGCTTGCGCATCTCCGCGACCGGCGCGACGGACTGGATGAAGACGTTGGACTTGTCAGAGACCATCTCGCCCAGCACGGCCTCGAGAGCTTCATCCGCTTCGGTCGCCGCGATCCCTGCGAGACGGACCGCCTCCTCCTGAGCGGCTTCAGCCTTCTCCTGGGCGTCCTGCGCAGCCCATCTCCGGATCTGCTGCTCCGTCACCGCGATCTGCGGGTCCGTGACCAGCTCCCAACACTCACCATGAACCGTGATCCGCTTCGGCGCCTCCGCGCCCGGCTCGACGTACTGACCGAGCCGGGCCGTACCGAGCCGCAGAGGCAGGATCGACGTGGTCACCAGCGATCACCCTCTCTCATCTATCAGCCAAGTGCCGTCCAGTAGCCCGCGTAGCGGATGCTCACTGCGGGGCCTCCTGGTCGGTGGTGAGCGCGTCGGTCACGCGGGCGAGCAGGTCGTCACGGTCACAGCCCGCCGCAACCGCATCACGCGCCATCGTGGCGAGCTGGTCGGGGAGCTGCGCGAGGTTGGCGCGCCGCTCCTGCTCGGTCAACACAGCGATACGGTGCGCGTCGAGGTCGTCATCGGTTAGCGTTCTCAGGTCCATGTCTGCTCCTGTCAGGCCGGGTCGCCGGGGAGGGTGCTGGGCCAGGGGTCGGCGGTGATCCACATCGCCGACGCGGCATACGCGCCCGACGCCGGGCCGGGCGTGGCAAAAATGGTCGATCCGCTCGTCTGTACGAGGAGGCGCGCGGCCGAAACTGCACTCCCCCCGATCAGCGTGGCGTTCACCTCCTGGGCCGGGCGGAACCCGACCGGGATGGGGCGCTGCGGGGTCGAGGACGCCCCGCTCGCCGCCGCGAGGACATTCACCACCGACAGCATCACTAAAGGCCCCGTGCGCATGATGGAGCAGCGCATACCTGCGCGGGACTGCCACACAGTGCCGTCGATGAGGTCGATGACGCGGACGCCAGTAGAAGCCCCCAGCGCATCAAGAGCCGCCTGTAGGCCGGTCACGTCGGAGACGGGGTGCTGGTGCGCGGTCGGGGGGCGGGCGTCCGAAAGCCGCGGGTCGGTGGTGTCCGCCTTGCCGTCGAGGTCCGCATCCGTGGCCTCGATCCCCTGCTCGATCCGATTCAGATCCTCAGCTGTGACCAGCTCACCATCAGCCCACGAGCGTGGTGTGTACGTCATCAGGCAACCCCCTCTTCACATTCGATACGGACATACAGGTGGCCGGATGGCGACACCCAGTGCGCGCCCAGCGGAGAATCCGGCTCCGGGACGGGGCCGCGCTGCGTTTGCAGCTCAGCACCTGATAGTCGCCGCACGGTCTCCTCGACGGCGGCCTCCGTATCGACGACACGACGATCCAGACCCGACAGGCGATCCTCAGCGGTATCCAGACGCCCTGCCGCCTGCTGAACGACCTTCTCCGCGTCGCCGATCCGCTGCAGCGCCGCGGTGAGACGCTCGTTCGCGAGACGGTCAGCTTCCTCGAGCTCCGCCACCACCGCCGGCAGCGTCTCCTCCTCCAGGCGGGTCAGGTCCTCCCGCGTCTGGACGACGTTCGCCGCGGCCTCCTGCAGCTCGAGCTTCGCGGCCTCGAGCTCCTCCTCCGCAGCCTCGATCCGCTCCTGCGCCTCGATGAACAGCTGATCCGCAGGGGGACCCACCACCACGCTGAACGGGGAGGTGAGAGGCGAGTGGCGCGGCACCAGCGTCCGGATCCTCGCCGAGACGTACCGAGTGCCATGCTCGGCGCCGATCGACACGGTGCCGCCATCCCGATTCGAGATCGACCCGGCAAGAGCGCCGTCGATGAGGACCTCGAGCGCATCGAAGTCCAGTGGTGCGGCGCCGTGGGCGTAGTCCCCGGTCCAGGTGATGTTGATCAGTCCGGGTCCGCCCGTGGCGGACACTCCCACTGGGGGCGAGGGGATGGGCCCGCCGAGGGGCGGTGCGCCCCATGTCCCGTCCGCCTGCTTCCCGATCCTCGTGACGAGGTTGCCGTCCTTGTCGTAGACGGGCAGGCCGTGGTCGTCGATCGAGGAGTGGGCCATCTGGGGCACGGTCTCGAGGTGCTTGAGCCGCTCGTCCATCTGGACCAGCTGCCGGGCGAGCTTCCGCGTCTGCGGATCAGCCACAGGGGGACCTCCTATGCGGGGATGACCGCGAGTATCGCGGTGGCCGGGTCTTCGACGGGGCGGGTGATCTCGACGATCCGCACCCAGTGGTCCAGCACCGCACCGGTCAGAAGTGGGCCGGCGATGTGGATGGTGTCGCCCGGTCCGAGCTCGTCGATGCGGGCGTGAGGGGAGTCCCAGACGGTCAGGTCGGTGACTTCCCCGTCGGCGGTGCGGGCGGTCAGCTCCTCGCGTGCACGCCGTGTTGCGGCCGCCTTGGAGCGGAGGGACTTGTCCGCCAGGACCGCGACGCGGCGCAACCTGGTCGGGGCATCGGGGACGTGCGCGGTGATCGCTGCGCGACCCTCCCCGGCGCCGATCATCAGTACCTCGGAGGCGTACGCATCCTCATCGAACCCGAGCGTCGGGAGGACGGCGAGGTTCTCGGTGGTGTGGAACCGCATCTGCGCATGCCTCGTCCCGATCGCGGGATGGCCGAGCTGGAGGCGGTGCACGATCTGCTCCCCATCCCAGGCCGTGTGCTCGAGGTAGTCGAACGGGGTAGAGGCGGCGAGGTCGTCGATCGTCTTCGCGAGGTCCTGCGCATCAACCGGATTCAGCCGGAACGGGCCCGTCTCGAAGCTGACGTCGTCACCGGTGCTGGTGGTGAACTCGACCTCGCGCTCCTCCTCACCCACCCTGACCGGGGTCGTGAGAGGGTCGACCGTGAGGTGGAGGTTCCCGCCGGGCTCGGCCTGGAGGTGGGTCCAGATCTTGCGGACGATGTCGAGGGGATCAACGTCGATCAGGTCCTCCCGCGGGGCGAGCCACGGCATCCCCGCCGCATACCCCGTGATGCCGGTGCAGCCGACACGGATCTGCCGATCAGCATGCTCGACGGTGGTGACGATCCCGCCACCGTGGAAGGTGCCGGAATCCTCGACCCACAGCGCGCTACCCCACTCCCGGACGGGGAAGCCGTACCCCTCGGGCAGGGCACCGTCCAGGCCGCCCGGCCCCGAGAGGGCTCGCGTCGCCTCCGCACCCGACAGCGGCACCGCCCAGTCCAGCACCCGGCCCGAGGGCAGCTCCTGCAGCAGCACCCGGGCACTCATACGGCCGTCTCGTAGAACTCGACATCCAGCGACACCACCGACAGGGAGTCGAGGACGGGGAGGGAGTCGTCATTGTCAGAGGAGATGACGCGGCCTCGCATGGAGAGCATCTGATTCGTCGCACCCCGCAGACCAGCCGGTACAGCACGATCCGCGCCGGTCATCCACGACTCACGAGCATTGCCGACCGTGCCGGACGCGAGGTCCCACGACGTCTCCTGCGTGTCGATCCCGGTCCCGTCGTACTGCGACCCGATCCGCGCCCACACCCGGCCCCACGCGTTCGCGGAGCCGCGGCGGATCAGCACACCACCGGCCTGGCCGATGATCCGCACGCGCTGCGCCCACTCGGGCACATCGATGCGCCAGCCCGTGATGGTGTCCGGGTTCGGCCACCAGTCACCGATGTCCCGTCGGTTCACGATCCGCACGATCCCGTCCGCCTGCGTCATCGGATGTACGTACAGGTGGCGTTCCTTCCGTGGCTGCGCCAGGGCGCGCAGGTCCGTGATCATCCCGGCCGTGACCGTGCCCGTCGACGCCGGCAGCGTGATTCGAGCAAGAGCGATCGCGGGGTAGGACAGGCCCAGCTGCGCCGCCGTGCGGGTGTTCGCCGGCACGCCCCGGATCACCTCGAGCTTCGCCGCCTCGAACGTGGCGGGGTCGAACGCCCCACCACCGTAAGTCGGGTCATCGACCCGGGCCACGACCAGGTCCGTGCGGGCGCCGGCCGAGCCGGTCGCCTGAATCGGCAGCTGCGTCTGCGACGGCGCACGCACCGCGTACGTTTGCGCGCCACCACCGCCGTAAGAGTTGCGGATCAGCGCGTTGCCGGGCGCGACCGCGACGTTCGTGCCCGGCACCGCGGTCGGCGTGACCTTGAAGTCCCCGGCGTTCACCAGACCCTCCGCACCCGACGTCGCCGCGGCGAGCGCCGCGCGCATCACCTCAGCGGAGTGCTCGAAACCCCCACCTACGAGGTAGGGGACGCGTTCCATTGCCATCAGATGGGCCTCCTCAGAGGTGGTAGTAAGCGGGTGTCGCCTCGACCGTGGCCCGGGCGGTGCCGGTGCGGTCCGTGGCAGTGAAAGCGACCTCGTGCGTGCCCGGCTCCACACGGAGCAGATCCAGGCGCGAGCCGCGGGAGAGGCGGTGCCCCGCGGGGGTCTGCGCGGCGTCATCGAGGTGCACGGACCTGGTGCGGCCATCGACGATCACGTTCTCGTCGTAGGCGACCTCGCCGACGACCCCGACCTCGACCCCGCCAACCGTGACCTTCGGGTCGCGGGCCGGGCCGTGGAAGACCACGCGCAGCGGCGCCGGGGCATCCCCGCCGACGGTGAGCATCCGGTACTCCACCCCCGAGGTCATCGTGGTCGTCACCGGGGTGACGATCGGGGCGATGATCCCCCCGAGGGACCGGGGCACGACCGAGATCGTCGCCCCGGTCGGGATGGTGTCGTACACGAACGGATCCAGCACCCGGAACTCCGCAACGATCTCGACGAGTCCCTGGCGCTTGAGCATGGAGTCGGTGGCCGGTGGGCTGATCCGGCCGGCGCGGCCGTAGGCCACTCGAGCCGAGTCCCCGGGGCGGACGAGCAACGGCGTCATCACACCGGGAGGGGCTGCCAGGCTCGCCCGCCACGCACGCGTGAATGCGGACGTGACGCGGTCCGCGGCGGCCCGGTCATGGATCCCGTAGGACGACCTGAGCGTCATCGTGATCGTCCCTGCTTCGAGGAAGTCCGCGCCGGGACGCGACCCATGCCCAACGGGCAAGGACGCGTCACCGGTGCGGACACTTCCGAGTTCCAGATCGAACCCCGTGAGGACGAGGTCGTGACCGGGCTCGCCGACGGTCACATCGTGCAGCGAGACGAGCATCGGTCACCTCCCCGCATGGGCGTAGCGGCCACGGCGGCGCCGTGTCTTCTGCGCCCACATCAGCTCGCTGACGAGCTCCTGTGCGCGATCGTTCTGGGCGTTGACGACGAAGGTGTCTCCGCTAGCCGGATCCCGAGAGGTGAGGGTGCGCAACTGCTGCAGCTGCTCATTGGTGAGCACAGCCTCGGGCTTCTTCGTCGCGTTCAGCACCCCAGTCAGGCCAGGAGGGAGAATCCCGCCCTGGTCAAACAGCGTCGGACGCTGATCTACGATGCCGCCCCGGTTGAAGCCGACATGCACGTGGTTGTAGTGCATGCGCTTGGTCGCGCCCGAGGTGTCCGCCATGTACCCGCCGCGCCGCCACTGCCGAGCACCCGCAGGCGAGTACAGCAGCTCGGTCGGCCGGAAGGCGTGCATGGCGTTGAAGAACCCCATCATCTGAGGTGTCGGCCCGGACGAGTTCGAGAAGTCCATCGCGCGCCCGAGAGCGTGCAACGACACCGATCCCGACCCGGCCGTGCGAGCACCACCACGCCGGAACGACGTCATGGTGAGACCGAACGAGCGCGCGATAGACCGTGCCATCGCGAGAGAGCCGCCCGCCTTGATGCCCGACAGGTCGGGCATCTCGATCGACGGGGCGATCATCTCCTTCACCTTGGCGATCGCGCCGTCCAACACCCGCTTGCCCGAGGCCTTCGCGACGTCGGTCACGAGACCCGCTGCGGGGATCTTCCCGATCACGGCGTCGTAGACCTTCTTGAAGATGCCCGCGGGGTCCCTCAGCGCTTCGGCCACGAAGTCGACGCCATCGAGCACCTTGTCGAGCGCGTGGCCGGCAAGATCCTTCGCCGTGCCCGCGGCCTTCTTGGTGCCCTTCCAGGCCTTCGATCCCGTGTCCTTCACCCAGTCGACGATGCCGCCGCCAGCGAAGCCGCCGGTGACGTGGCCGCGCAGGAAGTCGGCGAACGACGTGCCGTTGGTGCGCGCGGCACTGTTCGCGGCGAGGAAGAGGGACCGCGAGAGCGGATCCCGCAGCCCTTCCGAGACCATCCAGCCTTCACCGCGGCGGGCAGCGACGATCTGATCGTCCCCGTCTCGCCATGACGACGAACCGGGCAGGATCCCACCTCGAGCGAAGCCGGCAGGTAGAGACACCGTCGGCAGCTGCGAGGTGCCGAGCTTCTTCGCGACCTTGTTGAAGTTCCCGATCAGCGCATCATTCAGCACCGTCTGGACGACGAACTTGATCGGCGCCTTCGCGGTGGACTTGATGGCGTCCCACGCCTTCTTCACCGAGTCCTTCATCGAGGTGAAGGCGTCGCCGACACCAGTGGTCGTGGTGTCGAACAGCGGCTTTATGGTGTCTCGGAACCAGGTCGCGACCGGGTTGATTACGCGGTCCTTCACGAAGGACCAGGCCGTGTCGATCGCCGACTTCATCACGTCGAAGCCGGTCTTGATCGAGTCGATGACCCGGCTGATCATGGGCCAGGCCGTGTCCCGGAACCAGTTCACGACGGGCCGGATCACGTTGTCCCTTACGGCGAACCACACCGTCCTGAGCACGTCGCGCATCGTGCGGAACCCGAGCTTGATCAGCTCGATCACGAGCTCGATCACTGGCCACACCCAGGTCTGGAACCAGTCAACGACCGCGTGGATCGTCGTCTTGATGCCGTCCCAGACGGTCTTCGCCGTGTCCCACAGCCACTGGAATGCGGGCGGAAGCACTTCGAACAGGAAGTACTTCAGCGCATCCAGCGCCGGGAAGATGACCTTGTTCCAGGCGAAGTCGATAATCTCGCCGATCGCCGAGAACGCCGGCGAGACGACGTTCTCCCAGAGCCAGATGATGACCGGGCCCAGGACGTTCCCGATGAAGTGATCCAGCGCCGACATCGCGGGCTTCACCGCGTTCTCCCAGAGCCACACAGCGGCGGCTCCGATGGCGAGGAACACGGGCTGGACGTACTCCGTCCACAGACGCTGCACGATCGGGAAGAAGGTGTCGCGGAGGTAGCCCGTGAACTGCTCGAACGCGGGACGGATCACGCCATCCCACACCTGCAACGCGAGGTCACGGATCGCCTCGAAACGCGACTTCAGCATCGGCCACAGCTCATCGACCACGAAGTCGCGGATCGCCTCGAAGGCGCCCACGACGCCGGGCCGCAGGGTGTCCCGGACGAAGGACACGAAGCGGCCCAGCAGCTCCTGGCCGGTCTCGGTCTGGGTGAAGAACCCCACCAGCGCACCGACCACCGTCGCGATCGCGCCGCCGATGACCGTAGCGGAGCCGAGGACAGCTCCCAGCGCCGACCCGATCGAGCCGATCGCCGCGATGAGCATGGAGCCGCCGAGGTAGGCGATGAGCCCACCGACCGCCGCGGCGATCACCGGCCAGTTCTGCCCGATCCAGGTGCCGAGGGGCTTGAGCGCCTTCTCCCAGAGCTCGATCGCCACCTCCCTGACCGTGAACAGGAACCCGATGAAGGGGGAGTCCTCCTCGAGGCTGAAGATGCCGCCCTTGAAGTCCCCCGTGACCAGGAGATCGAAGACGTTCTTCATGCTCTCGGCGAAGGGCTTCAGCCGCTCCACGACAGACTCGATCGCCGGACCAGCAGCGTCCGTCAGGTAGTCGAACAGTTCGGTGACCTTGCCGAAGAGCGGTGCGACAAGGGGGAAGATGTCCTTCAGCAGTGCGGCTCCGAAGCGGCCCATGGAAGCGCCCATGTTCTTGAAGGCGCCCTGGGTGGTGTTGCCGGCCTCGAGCGCTGCGCCGCCAAGGGTCTTCTCCATGACCTCGGAGAAGTCCTCGAAGGAGACCTTGCCGTCGGAGACCATCTTCTGAGCCGCTTCGTTGGTCACCCCGTAGTGCTCAGCCAGCTGAGGCAGAAGACCGATATTCCGATCCAGCAGCTGTTGCATCACCTCGCCGTTGAGACTGCCGCGGGCAGCGACCTTCCCGAAGATCGACCCCATCTCGTCAAGCGACGACCCACCAATGGTGGCGGCGTCACCGATCAGCCGGAGTGTCTTCTCGAGTCCCTCGCCAGGCTTCACGCCCGCGCCGACCAGCACTGCAGCAGTACCTGCAGCCTCGTCCATGCCGAAGGCGGTGCCCTTCACCGCGGCGAGGGCGTTGTCCATGATCGACTGGACGTTCTCGCCCGTGTGTCCCAGGCCACGGAGAGTCGATTCCGCGTTCTCGAGCGAGGTGAGCCTCCCCCACCCCTTCACGAGTGCTGTTCCGAGGACGCCCGTGATCGTGCCGGCGACTCCCAGCACGCCGAGCTTGATGCCCCGCCAGACCTTCGGGCCGATCGCCGCATTCAGGCGGTTGCCCATGCCCTTGTAGTCGGCGCCGAAGTCCTTCGCGCCCTGCCACGCCCGGGACAGCCCGCGCGAGGAGCGCTCCGCCTCATCCAGGGCACGCTTCGCCTCGGCCACCTCAGCCTCGAGAGTCTGGTGGCCCTGCGCGGCTTCCATGGCCGCGGTCTTCAGGTTCTCCTCGGCGATCGCCAGATCGTCCGCAGCCCTGCGAGCTGCGTCGGAGTCCTTGCCAGACTCCTCAACGGCGCGGGAGTACGCCTCCTGCGCGTCGGTGACCTTGCGCTGCGCCCGCTCCTGCTTCAGAGCACCTTCCTCGGTGACCCGAGCCAGACGCTCCTGCGCGTCGGTCACGCGTTCCTTCGCGCGCTCCTGCCGGGACGCCCCGTCCGAGACGGCCTTGGCGAGCTTGTCCTCGGCGTCAGCCAGCCGGTCAGCAGCCGCCTGGGCCTGCGCTGACTCCGCGCCGTACTCGGCGACGGTCTCGTTGTAGTCGCGCTGCGCGGCATCGACACGACGCTTCGCCGCCTCCTGGTCCCGGGCAGACTGCTCCACCGTCCGGCCGAGCTCCGCCTCAGCCTGCTCAACCTTCCGCTTCGCCGCCTCCTGGTCCCGGGCAGACTGCTCCACCACGCGCGCCAGATCGGCCTCAGCCGACTCCAGGCCGGCCTGAGCCTTCTGCACCTTCTCCGACGACGTCGTGGCCACGTCTGCGACGTTCTGGCGGGCCTTCGCCACGTCTTCCTGTGCCTTGCGCTGCCGGAGCGCCGACCGCTCAGTGTGACCCGCCAGAGCCTCCTGCGCCCTCTGCAGCGACTTCGTAGCGCGCTCCACATCGACGGGCTTCGACGCCGAGAACGCACGGTTCATCGAGCGGCCCATCGAGCGGCCGACCTTCTCCGCCACGGCCGGCGCACCGGAGAAGGAGTTCTCGACCGACTTGTTGATGCCCTTCGCGATCGGGCGCACGAGCACACCAACGGCACCGACGATGATCGAAGCCACACCGACCACCCCTTCCTATGAGCAGGTGGCCGGTCATGAGAGGTCAGTCGCTGTGGACTTCGTCCCTCATGCCGAGCATGTTGAGAATCGCGTCGCCATCGGCGCGCGCCTGGTCCACCTCGGCATCGGGCAGCGCCGTGCGAGGAACCGGGTAGGGGTCCACGGCGCGGGCCTTCGCTCCCACGAGCGCGCGGACCGTCTGGTTCAGGGCCGCGACCGTGTTGATCAGGTCGCCGAGCTGTTTCGCGTGCAGGTCGTAGTCCCGGTACTGCGGCGCCCACCCCGGGGAGTCGTCGCGGAAGTCGTCATCCGAGTCGTTATCGGGATCCAAGCGGGCGTCCCGGTTCTGGGCCTCGACTATCTGGCGTGCGAGGTCCGGGTCGTTCATGACCGCTTCCCATGTGCGGGACGCTTTCGGTAGCTCGTGGATCAGGTCTGCCAGCGTCGACCAGCGGTGAGCAGCGACGAGGGCAGCCAGGTCCGTGCCGGGGTACACCTGCGCGAGGTCGGCACGGACCTGACTACGGAACCTCGAGACGAGGCTCAGCGCGAGGTGGAGCCTTTTGGGTCATCCACCCCGATGGAGGCGAGCTCCTCCGAGTAGTACGCCTCGACCTTCTCCTGTAGGCGTACCAGCGCCATGAGAGAGATGTCCGCATCGAGGAGGACCTGGTAGTTGTCCTCGCCGATCATGGCGGGCAGCAGCTGCACGACCGCGGCCACCTCGCCCATCTCGCCGAGCGCCTGCGAGGAGTTCATCGCGCTCATGACACGCTCGAACGCTGCAGCACCCATGTGGAGCGGAGACTTCAGCTCCAGCACCCGGTCTGCGTCGACGCGGAAGCGGAACGGCTTGCCCGTCGGGGCGACCTCCGCCTCCAGCTGCTCGAGGGTGAGCAGCTCGTCCTCGACGTCGTCCACGGGCTCGGTCACCGGGGAATCGGTCACTTCTTCGCCCCACCCTTCGCAGCCTGTGCAGTCGAGCGCGGGTTCGCGCTGGCGCCCGGATCCTCGCTCGACTTCGGCTCGTCGACGTCCTGGGGCGAGTCGGCCTCGGGAGCCTCGGCGGGCTTCGACGCCTTCTCCTCGCGCCAGCCGGCGGCCTTGTACTGGACGATCTCGCGCGGCAGCGAGGTGGTCACCTTGCGGGTGCCCTTCACCAGGGTGACGGGCTTGTTCTTCTTTTCAGCCATGATGGCTTCTCCTTCGAATGTGGGGGTCAGGTCCAGCAGAGGGTCACGGAACGGTCGGGGCGGTGCCGAAGCCCAGCGCGACGGGATCGAGACCGGGACCGGCCAGGAAGCGACGACGGGCGTACCCGGCGTCCTGGTCGAGGTAGTTCGTGAACGCGAGCTCCTGGGACAGCGCGTCGGTGCCCCACTCCTCGCCGGGCATCGAGTTCAGCTCGACCTGCGGGTAGAAGTTCGCGCGCAGGATGTCCTCACCGGTGCGCTTGTTGATGTCCCGGCCGATCGCGAGCAGCCGCCAGCGACGGTTGACCGGCACCTCGGGCTCGTCGTAGGCGATCTCGCCGTTGACCGCGACGACGTCCGACAGGTCGGTGCCGTCGGCGATCTCGCGGATGCGGCGCTTGTCCACCTCGTAGGCGGTCGCGGTGATCGTGCGGGAGATCGAGGAGATGTCCTCACGCACTGGGGACATGTACCCCAGCGCCTCGGTCGCCTCCGTGTCCGACTCCCTCGCGAAGCTGATCGCGTCACGGGAGAACAGGCCCAGCGAGAAGAACTCGTCGGGCAGCGGCTTGATCGAGCCGTCCTCGTCGGTGAGCGTGGTGATCAGATCCGCGGTCAGCGGCGCCAGGAAGATCAGCGCGCCGAGAGTCTTGCGGACGTTGTTGGTGTTGTCGGACTGCGCGCGCAGCTCCTCGAACGTGGCCATGGGTGCCTCCTTGCAGGCATCGAGAAAGCCCCCACCACGGCGGCGAGGGCTCAGGAAGGTGGTCGACTCTTCAGAGCCGGTACTCGGCGGTGACCTCAGCAGAAGCGGTCACCAGCTGATCGGTGAATGACGACGGCACCGGCGCGGAGAACCGCGACAGCCGATCGATCAGCCCATGCTCCGCATCGAACACCGGACGCCCATCGGCGAGCGCGAGCGCGGCCTCGATGATGTCGAGGGCTGCTGTGCGTCCGGGTGCGTAGCCGGTGAGGGTGAGGGTGTCGAGTCCGAACAGGTCGTTGCGTTCGGTGCGGGTCTGGGTGATGTGGATGAAGGGGAGGTCGTCGTAGGTGTCGATGTAGGTGACCGCCGTGATGCCGGCGCCCGCCAGGAGCGCGGCGGTGATGCGGGCGGTGTCCATCAGTAGCGGACCCCCTTCGCGGCTCGGGTGAGGACGTTGCTGCGCGCCTCGACGGCGGCGGCGTGGGGGGCTGTGTTCTCGACGATCGCGCCGGCGCGGACCTCCATGCCGCCGCGGGCGGTGAGGGTGGGGGTGCGCTGGTTGCTGGAGCGGAACGATCGTGCATAGGTGCCGGAGTTGCGGGGGGCGATGGCTTCGGCGACGCGCTGCACGGTGTGGGCGGCGTTCAGGGAGGCCCTGGCGGCCATGGGGGAGGTCATGAGCTCTCGGATGCCGTCAGGGTCGGCGGTGAAGCCTTCACGCTGCTGTGCCATGTTTCCTGCCCTTCCTGGTGAGCTGGACGCTGGTGCCGAGCGGCCACCTGTTGGGGGTGCCGTCGACGGCGTAGTCGCCGTAGCCGGGGACGGAGATGGTGGCGGTGGTCGGGATGACGTGGCCGGGCGGGGCGAGGAGCTTGGCGCGGTCGTCGGGGACCTGGGACAGGTTCTGTCCCTCGGTGGAGGAGGTGGGGGAGAACAGGCAGTCCTCGATGGTGACGGGGCCGCCGGGCTGGATGGGGTCGCCCCATTGGTCTCGGGCGCCGTCGGTGACGGTGACGTCGACCTTCCAGGAGTCCTTGAACCGGGCAGTGATCGGTCGCATCAGACGCCCCTGGGCATGAGGGTGAACGCCTTCGGGGTCGTGCGTGTGGCGGGGCTGCGGTCGGTGAGCTCGGCGCGGTCGCGGTCGGAGAGGTAGACCTCGCCGAGGACGTCTCCCGTGACGGTGCGGGACTGCGAGAACTCGCCTGCGGACTCCTGCTCGGTGCGGGCGCCGGTGGGGTTGTTCAGCAGGCGCAGCACCATGCGAGCACCGACGCGGACGACGGTCTTCTTCTTCAGGGTGCCCTTGGCGATCCGGTCGGGGATGTCGGGGAACTCGTCGAGGATCAGGCCCTCGGCGTCTTCGACGTGCTCGGTGAGCTCTTCGTCGGTGGCTGGGAAGGGCCCCATCGAGGAGAGCCATCGACCCTTCACATCGTTGGTCGTGAGGAGAGTGGGGTCCTCGGCCATCGGCTACTCCTTCCTGGCAGGCACGGCGAGCGCTCCGGGGCTTTCCACGGGGCGCCCGCCGTGCTCAGGGGCAGGGCGGTCAGGCCGCCGGGGCGAGGACGGCGGGCGCCGCGGTGGCGTCCGGGTTGCGGAGGACGACCAGGGCGGTCGCGTCGGAGCGGACGTACTTGGTGTCCGCGTCCTCCTCCTCGTACACGCCGACGAACAGGCCGGGCGCGTCGGGGCGGGCGATGCCGTACTTCGAGTTCAGAGCGGCGGTGGAGGGGCCCCAGGCGGTGTGCCCGACGGAGCCGTCGTCGCTGGCGAAGTACAGCTTGTGGTCGGACAGCAGCGGGGTGCCGTTGGCGCCCTCCTCGTCGAAGGCGACGAAGCGCGGGAGCCCGAAGGAGCGCAGCACCTCGTCGACCACGTCGTTACCGATGAGCGAGACCTTGCCCGCGCCGGCGTACGAGATCATCGCGGCGGACCGGGCCAGGGCGGCCTGGATCCGGCCGGAGCCGAGCATGATGGTCGGGCGGCGCCCGCCCGCCTTGCGGATCGCGGCGGCACGCGCTGCGATGAACTCCACGGGGTCGGCGCCGGTGGCGTCGAACAGCGTGGACGGGGCCGCGTCGAGTGCGGGGTCGCGCACGAACTCGATGGGCACGGAGAACTTCTCGCCCTCCGCGAGGTACGCGGCGTTCTCGAGCGCGCCGGCGCGCTGGCGCTGCAGCGTGTTCACCACCGACTCGGACACCTGGTCGGCGAGGCCGTCCACGATGTCCTGCTCGTTGGCGAGCCCGTTGGCGACGGCGAGCGAGTCGTCCTCGGTGAAGGGCAGCTTCAGCCCCAGGGCAGCGAGCTTCTGGGTCTTCTCGCGGCCGCCGGCGAGCTGGCCGAACTCTGTCTCCGCGCCCCAGGCGCGGTACTGCGCCTCGTTGCGGATCCGGTCCTTCTCGGTCCAGGAAGCGACGTTCGAGGTCTGGGTGCGGTTCGGGAAGATCGACTGGAGGATGGTGGTGTCGACCGTCTCAACGACGGCGCGGCCGTATCCGGTGGTGTCGACCGGGGGGAACTGGTCAGCGAGGATCGCCATGATTCAGGTCCTCCTCTCTCACGCGAAAGTGATCTGGCCACCGTCAGCGGGGACGGTGGAGGTGGTGGGCAGGTACGCGGTGTGGATCAGGCCGTGCCAGACGACCGGGGCGATCTCGTCGCCGTCGGAGACGTCGCGGGTCGCGGCGAGCACGCCCAGGAACACCTCGGCCCCATCGGTGCCGGCGGCGTCGAAGGGGACGAGCTTGTCGTTGACGAGCGCGACGGTCTGGCCGAGCGGCACGATGCCGTCGGGGAAGTCGCCGGCCGGGAACGCCGCGGCGTTCAGCAGGTACGACTTCGCGTTGTTGATGGCGTGGCGGGACCCGAACACGCGGTAGTCCTCACCACCCCAGGTGCGGGTGGTCTTCGGGCTGTAGCCCATGGCGATCCTCCTTGGATCAGTTCTTGTTCTTGGCGTGCTTGGCCTCGGCCCGTTCACGACCCGAGAGCATCGTTGCCGGGGCTGCGCCCTGCTTGCCGGTGCCCGAGTGCGGGACGTAGCCGCCAACCTGCTGCGGCTCCTGCTGCTGCTCGTTGCCGGTGCGCCAGGCGATCAGCAGATCGGCCGACTTCTCGAGCTCCTCGCGAGTGGTGCCGGAGATGTGGGAGGAGGGAACGCCCTTCTCCGCAGCGACCGTGGCCGCCAGAGACTTCCGCTCAGCGGCCTCGCGGCCGGCGCGCTCGGTCTCGACTGCCTTCTCGGCCTTCTCAGCCCGAGCGATCGCCTTCTGCAGCTCGGTCTGGTTCTCCTGCTCGGCCTGGTCGAGCTTGTCGGCCTTGGCCTTCAGCTCGTCGTAGCCCGCGTACTTCTGCTCGGCCTTGCGACGCTCTTCAGCGAGGAATGCGTTCAGCTCGTCCTGAGTGAAGGTGCGGGGCTGCGACTTCTGCTTGCCCTGATCACCGTCGCCGCCACCGGAGTCACCGGCGCCGGCGTTCGTGTTCATCTGGGCGTCACCGAAGGTGCGCCGGTGGAAGCCGATCAGCGCATCGATGCCACCGGGAGCGGTGATGTCGATGCCGTGCGGGAGACCCTTCAGATGCGAGGGGATGGTCGTGGTGGACATGAGATTGCCTCCATGGGAGTGGGCCGGCAGGACAGGGCCCGCACCCTCGAGCTCGTCGCGCTGCCGTTCGCGACGAAGAACCCTGCGGGCTGGCTGCCAGCAGGGCCGAGGGGACGGTGAAAATCAGGGGGTCAGGTGTAGCCGTACTTCTCGCGCATCTTCGCGGCGACCTGCTTGTCGGTGTCGAGGTACTCGTGCACCGAGGAGTACTCGTCGAACATCTCGCGAGGCATCCACGCCTTCGTCTCCGGGTGCACGACGATGTCGTCATACCCGGGCACCCCGGCGGGGAAGTCCTCCGGCGAGCGCACCGCGACGGCGTCGCAGTTGTCCGAATCGTGCCAGTCGTCCAGGCCGCCGGCGGTGATCTCGGACCAGTACACGGCGCCGCGCGAGGCGAGCATCCGGCACCAGGCGCAAGGACCCTTCTTCGACCCGTACGACAAGATCCTGGCGTAGCGCACGCGGCCACCGGTGCGGCCGACCGACTCACGGATCGTGGTGCGCCCGTGCTGACGCGTGTGCCTGACGATCGACTCGACCAGCCGCTCACGTGCCTTCGCCTCCTGGCCCGTCCACAGACCGCCGATCACGGCGCGCGTGGACTTCTGGACCGCCTCGGTCGAGTCGATCACCGGGACCGTCGGCTCGAGCAGCACCGTGTCGGCGAAGAACTCCGCCGCGAGCGTCGCCGCGATCGGGCCATAGCTGTTGACCAGCCCCGGCACCATGTCCACGAGTAGGTCCCGCTTCCGGTCCGGCTCGATCGCGCCGAGCGCATCCCACAGCTGCCGCACATCCCGCTTCACCAGACGGTCGATCTGCTGCTGGCCGCGCTTGTACTCGCCGAGCTGAGCCTGGGTGACCATCAGGCCACCACCTCACCGGCGCCCAGCAGGCCCTCGGACTGCTCCTCGGAGTCCGCTGCTGCTGCGCGGTTCAGCAGCTCCATCACGCGGGACGAGCCGCGCGCGGTGCGGGCCTCCTGCGCGAAGGTCTGCACGTCCTCCTCGCTGATCGGCAGCTGCCGCAGCGTGGACTCCGCACCGGGCTGGAAGTTCCCAGCCTCGACCTGCTGAACCACCATCTGCGACTGCTCGAGCACCGACTTCGTGCGCGGATCATCCCAGCGAGGCTTCAGCGTCGACAGATCCTTCACCATCGACTCATCCAGCCCGCCGTGGCGGACCGTGAGCACGTCCAACGCCAGCGAGCGCCGGCCGATGTCGAACGAGTCCTGCAGGTAGATCGCGAGGTTCACGAGGTCGAGCTCGGAAGCCTTGATCGCCTCCGCGCTCGTCGGGTTCGAGTCCTGCACCACGCCGAGGTACGACAGCGGCACCGACGTCTCCCCGGACACCTGCGCGGCGATCATGCGGAAACCATCCGTCAGAGGCTGCATCGTCACCTGCGGCAGCTGATGCAGCTCGGGCCGGATGACCTCGCCAGTCTCCTCGTCGAACACCTCGGGCAGCCCCATGATCGCGCCGATGATCGGCTCCCAGCCAGCGCGGATCCCGTCGTCGTCACCGGAAGCGGACTCGAACAGCTCCGCGATCGCGGACTTCATCCACACGCGCGGCGCCGAGTAGAACTCCGACGTCGATTCGAAACGCATCATCGTGCGCACGCCCAGGTCCGTCAGCCCCATCAGCTCGCGGCTGATGGCCGAGCGACCGAAGGGGCGCTGCAGGGTCGCGTCGTGCACGTACGGGGTGCACAGCACCCGCTGCGTGCCCGTCTCCACCTCGTGCTCGACACGGAGGCGGCGGTCAGCCCCGTTCTCCAGCACGAGGGTCCGGCCCGGCAGGTAGAGGATCTGCCGATCCAGCGGGAACCCGCCCGGCGGGGTCGGCTCGTTCACAAGCTCGAGCGCCGCGGTAGTCCGCCGAGTCCGGCCATCGAGGATCGCCGTCGCGTTGTGTGCGTCGGCGACGGTCATCAGCTCCTCGGGCTCACCGAGCTCCGGCTTCCCCCGGGAGGTGAACACGAACGAGACGCCATGGCGGATCCCCGACCGGATCGCCTGCCGTTCGATCTGCTGCCACTGGTTCGCGGTGAAGATCTCCTCGACGTCGTCCAGCAGCGTGGTCTTCACGCGGTTGGAATACATCGACGGCTTCATCCGCGACGCCCGCGCGGTGCAGGCCTTGTCCGGCCACCCGATCGGGACGCGCAGGTCCTTCATCGAGTCCGGGATCGACACCGGCATCTTGTCCAGCACATGCTCGCCGTCGTCGTACCGGTCTCTCAGCGTGTTCCGCTGCTTCTGGCCCCGGATCTGTGCCCGCAGGCGCGCCAGGATTCTCATCTCGTCTTCGTTCAGGAGTCGCGACACCATCTACCTCCCCTCACCGAGTCGAGCGTTGAACAGTCCGCCGGCGCGCCACAATGCGGCCGCCACGAGTCCGGGAGCGTTCCTGCATCTCCTCGGAGGGCGGAACGTTGACGTCACGCTGAAGAGACTTCAGCGCCTGATTCGCCGCGAGCGTCACGGTGACGAGCGGAGTGATATCGGCGAGCGCGTGCGCCCGCTTCCAGATGAAGCGCGTGTCGCCCTTGTAGGAGGGCCGAGCAGCGCGGACCGCACCGTCGAGGCTCTCCTGCTCGACATGCGCGACCTGCGTGTCCTTGATCCCATCGAGCATCCGTCCGCACGCGGCGGCGTACTCACGGAGCACCACCGGCCGGGCCGGGACACCAGCCTTGCGAACGTCGGGGATCAGCTCCTCCGCAGACGAGCCCATCTGCACCAGCACCGGGAACTCGTTGTTCGCGGCCCACAGATCGGCGAGCGCGCGCGGCACCCAGTCGACACCGTCGCCCTGGTCCACCACCTCGAGGTGGACTCGACCATCGCCGCGGATACCGGCGAGGCCGATCGCGGCCCGGGACCGGTCCGGGGCGACGTCGATCGCGAGCCGCACGTCCCTGAGCCCCTGCTCCACCTCGCCCGCGTCCTCGACGGCGGCGATCAGCTCGTCGTCACGGCAGCGAGTCCAGGCGGTCGAGGGGATGAAGTCGTCCGAGCCGATCGGCACGGGGATCCCCAGCCGCTCGCAGCGGAAGTCGGTGTCGGTCATGGCGCCCCACTCGACCTCGAGGATGTACTCGAGGGTGATTCGGCGGCCGAGACCAGGGTTCGCCTGGTACAGCGCCTCGACGAGCTCCTCGGTCGGAAACTCAAGCTTCGTCGAATCGGTCTCGATGTCCGATGGGGCTGACCACTCGAGGTAGCAGAGCAGCCGCTCGCGGCCCTCCGGCGCCTGCGCACGCTCGCGGAGCGCCCGGAGGAAGTCCGAGTGCGCCCGGGCAGCCGAGGACACGTACCAGACCTGCGGGGAGCCCTCAGCAGTGCGTGCAGCCATCGTCGGCAGCATCGCAGCGACTTCCTCGGAGTCGACGGCATAGGCCTCGTCGATGATCACGAGGTCACCGGTGAAGCCACGGACCGAGTCCTTCGTCCGCGTGACGAACTCGACCTTCGCACCGTTGTCGAACTCGATCGACATCTCGATGCCCGAGGACTTGATCCCCTTGATGTCCGCATTCGGTGCCTGGCCCTTGTAGCCGAGCACGCGACGGAACAGCGACGGGGTGCGGCGGATCAGCTGCGCCAGCGAACGGTGCGACTTGCGAGCCGTCCGGATCGCCTGAGCCGAGTGGATGATCTCCTTCTCACCGAAGAGGAAGATGCCGGCGAGGACGCGCGCCTCGAGCAGGTAGTTCTTCCCGGACTGGCGGGGGACGACCAAGCCGACCTCGAGCGGCACGAACCTGCCGTCGTCGCGCTCTGCGAGCGTCTGCTCAAGCGCCCATTCCTGCCAGTCGTCAGGCTCTGTGCCCGTGAGGCGCATGAAGTCGACAGCGTCCGGGCCGGAGGAGTAGGTGTGCGTCGGCGTGCGGTAGATCCGGGGGCGCTGAGCGCCGATCCGGCTCTCATCGATGGTGGGGGCCGACACGAACGGTCACCCCCTGGTTCACCTCGCTACACGGCGGTCCTCGCGCCTACGGCGGAACTCGTCGACCTCATCGCCAGCGGGCTGCGACATCTGGACAGCGGGGCCCTCGCCGAGCTGCGCGATGCGGGCGAGGATCTGGTCGCCCTGCTTCACGAGCGTCGCGACCTCCTTCGGCTCGGCGCGGTGCAGCGCGCCACGGATCCGCCCGTACATGAACCGCAGCTCGGTCAGCTGGTCGATCTTCTCCGGGACCTGCTCGGCGTCCTGCGCTGCTTCCTCGCGCGCCTCGGAACGCTTCACGGCCCGGGAGAGGGCAGTGGCCTCCCGCTCGGCGGCGCGGCACTCCTCGCAGACGGGCTCTCCGCGGCGCCGGTGCCGGCGTGCGGCTGCTGGGGTGCCGCAGGGCTTCAGCTCGCGTTCCACGACCACACCTCCGTCCAGATCGAAGCGACGGCCGGTCACCGCGATGTAGCGACCCGAGTCCGGGGGATAGACCTCGATGTTGCGGCCGTCGCGGATGCGGCGGCCGGCGCCGGGCTTCATCCGCATGAAGATGTGGACGCCTTCACCGGACCAGGAGCGCTCGATCAGCAGGGCGCGGCGTCGGTACTTGCGGATGATCTCCTCGGCCCAGGGCTGCAGGCGGCCGTCGATGATGCAGTCGTCGAGGTCGATGCAGCCGATGCCCTCGCCGAGCACCCAGCCGATCCCTTCGCCGAGCGAGGAGGAGCGCGCAGCGGCGAACGTCGTCCAGGTGCGCGGGTCGGTGCTCGAGGCGTGCCGCCCGTTCAGCTGACGCGGCACCTTCGTGAGCTTGTCCCTGCGAGGCTCGAGCGTCCACCGCACCCAGCGCGGCGTCGCCCGCATCTTGCGGGGCACCGCACGGCGCTGCCGCCAGGCCCGCTTTCGACACGGCGCGGAGCAGTAGCGACGGGGCCTCCCCGGCCGCTCGCTCACGGGGATCCTCGCCCCGCAGTCGCACTGTCTCCTCATGCCCCGATTCTACCCCGAAGAAGGGGACGAATCTAGGGGGTGACCTGCAGAGATGTCCAATGCCTGTCCGCCTCGATCGCATCGATGCAGGCCCAGCGAGCGGTGAGCGACATAGTTCGCTATGGAGCCCGTGAATGACGCTCTGACCTGCATGTTTGTGTGTGAATCTCGGCTCTTCCCGTCCAACGGCCAGAATCGAGATCTGTGTGTGAAATCCCGACTATGCGTGTGGAGGCGGGAGGGCCGGACCGACGGCTGCGCACGAGTGTGACCCGGACGGGGGGGCGCCCCTCCGGGTCACACTCGTGCGCAGCCGTCGGTCGCGGCCTCTGCCCTGCCGAGCCGCCGAGCCTCCACGTTCTCAGCTCTCCCACCCCGTTTCAGGGTGGCGACGGTGTCGTACCCAGACCACAGGCCAGCTGCCCGAAGCGCTCGGCTTCGCTCCTGGATGCCTCGACCCGAATTGCATCCACCGCATGATGGCTCGAGGTTGGCACGCTCGTCGTTCCCGGTGTCTCCATCCAGATGGTCCACGTGCACGCAGGACGGATCACCTCGGCGCGCAGACCAGCGAAGCTGCTTCCCGCACCAGTAGCACTCGGGGTCCTCCCCGCCGAGAGCGTCATACAGAACCATGCGGTGCCGGTACACCTTGCCGTTCGCCATCGCGAGGGGGTGGTGCTTCATTGTGATCGTCCTGTACCTACGGGGCTTTCGGACTGAGATTCCACTTGCCTGCGCGGTGAGGTCGACGCTGCCGTGGCGGTAGAGCCGGTGGTAGTGCTTGGCGCAGAGGTCTGCGCCCTTGTGTCTCGCAGGATTGGAGCAACTGTCCACCGAACACACCGATCTCGCCACCGGGATCACCTCCTCCCGGATCGACCACCAGTCCAGTCCTTCGTAGTCCGCGGCCGGCGCACGGGCTCGAACTCGACCCGGTCGGAGCGTCGCGCGTTACAGCTTCATCTTCGGTGGGCCTGTCTGCCAGGCCCACGCGGATCACCACCCGCCACGATCGGCACGTCATGGTCGTAGGTGTACGACCACTGGTCACGCCAGTCCGCATCCCAATCGATCCGCCTACCGCACAGGTGACACGGCAGATCCTGTGCCCGAGCCTTGCGTCTCAGCGCCTCGGCCAGGTCCCGGTACGAGTCGTAGTGTGGCCGGGAGTAGGTCGCCATCATTCCCCGTCGTCACGCATCAGATCCCGCGCCGCCGTCAGCAGCCCGAGCTGGGAGAAGAAGTCCACGTCACTGGTCATCACCACGGCCGTGCCCTCCTCCGAGAGGCGCTCCACCCGAAGCAGCACCACGGCGCCGGTGATCACGTCTCCGTCCTCGAGCTCGTCTACGCCATCGAGGTCGGCGTGCTCGAGGTGCTGCAGAAGCTGGTCGCGCGGATCCATGAAGAACTCCTTCGTCAACGAGGCGCAGCCGAAGGCTCGGCGGCGAGGTAGGGGAGCTCGCCACCGAGCCACGGCCCCACAGGGAGCACACCGATCAGGGGGCTTCAACCCGGGGACCCGAGGAGGAGCAGCACCTCGGGGTTCTGGCCCAGCAACACGAGAGGAGGTCACATCGTGGCCACCCCCTCAGGGACTCGCGGGGCGAGATGGGTGCCGGCGGCTCGGGTCCGAGCACGGGGTCCAGGAGGATGGTGAGGCTGGCCCGGCCGCCGGCAGGCATGCGAACGGCCCGCTCGCGCATGTGCGAACGGGCCGAAGGTGACAGTGCACCAAGATCACGATCAGGGTGGCATTAGGGTGGCATAGCGTCAAGGACCCCCAGAACGACGCGGCGTGTCGCGCCTCCCACGGCGTCGAGACGGAGTGCTCGACAGCCGCCCCACCACATCAGGCGTCAACAGGTGCAGCGCCTTGCCGCCCCGCCCGTACTCGTGGACCGGGAGCTCCTGCCGGATCCACCGGTCGGAGAGCCCGTACATCCTCGTGATCCACGCCCGGTCAACGACCAGACCCTCAGGCTTCTGCTCGGCGTGCACGCGCCACCTCCCGCATCTCCTCGAGCGACCCACCCGACGCCGCGGCCTCGATCACCGCATCACGCATCGACCGCGGTGACCGCCACAACCCCATCAGCGCCCGGGCCTTCCGACGTAGCTCGAGCAGCTCGGGCCACATCTCGTCCGCATACCACGGCTGCTCGATTACGAAGCCAGCGTTCGCCCGTAACCACCGAGCGACCTCGCCAGTGTTCCCACCCGTCGCAACCCACGCGCCCGACGGAGTCTGCGCCCACGACGACACCTCTGGCCACAACGGGTCGAGCCCACACTCCTCAGCCACCTGCTCACACCACGGCACGAGCACGGCATGGATCTCGCGAGCCAGATCGAGCCCGGTCACATTCACCAGCACCGCCGAGCCAGAACCACCACCCGACGGACCCTCGACCTTCCGCTTCGCCCACCGAGGAAGCACACGAGCAGCCTCCTCCAGATCATTGACCATCTTCAGGAACTGATTCACCCGCGGATCCACCATCGCCCTCACCGCTTGCCCCTCCCTCTCCGACCACGCTTCCTTCGATGTCTCCCAGGCGGGGCCGCCGGGCCGGCGGCCCCCGTCCCGGCCCTTCCCGGCCCGACCCGTCCCGTCCCGACCCGGCAAATCCAGATCCCGCACCCTCAGGATCCAGATCGGATCTGCCGAGAGCGTTTCGCCTGGCTGTATTGGGTTTCTGGACGACCTCAGGTGCGACCTGATCGGGCATGTGGTCCGCGTCTGGTGCCTCCGAGGGGTGGCCTGCGCGCTGTTCGCCGCTGGTATGCGGCGCCGCGTCAGCAGGGTCCTCGGAAGCACGCGCAGGCACCGCATGCTCGTCGGTCGGGGTGGCTCCGCGCGCAGGCTCGGGTCGCTGTTCGCCGCTGGTGTGCGGCGCCGCGGGCTCCGGTCGCGTCTGGGGGCCAGCAGGTCGTTGTTCGCCGCCATGAGGCGACGCCGCGGGCCCTGCACCCTCGGTGGTGGACGCACGCCCCTGGGCGGGGGTCGCGTCAGTCCGGGTCTGGACACCCGGTCGGCGGTCCTTCGCGCCGCGCTGGCGCTTCGGGATCGTCAGGCCGAGCTCGGTGAGGATAGTGCCGTTCTGCTCGAGCCACTGGATCGTGGACTTCGAGTAGTACTGCTGGCCCTCCACGGGTGCCGGCAGAAGCGGGTAGCGGGCATCACGGCCCTTGGAACCGTCCCGGCGGCCGCTGTTGCACTCGATGCACGCGACGACGAGCTCGTGGTAGCTCTGGGCGGGCAGCTTCAGGTGGTCGTACGTCCCACCCCTGTTGCCCTTCCGGTCAGCCCAGTTGACGACCTTCCCGCAGTAGCGGCACGCATCTCCATCGCGGCGCCGGGCAGGCACCGTGAGCGAGGGGTCGGAGTTGTTCGCCTTGCGGGCGTTCTCGTGCTCGATCTCCTCGCGCGTTCGCAGATGGTGAAAGTCCCCATCTGCGACCAGACGGATCATCCGCCGGCCGTCCTCGACGGCGAGCTCCAGCAGCCCCGTCTGTGAGGCCTGCAAAAGCAGCAGCTCATACCGCGGCGAGAGCGCCATCGCCGTGCCCATCGACACGCGGTAGTCGCTGCCCTGCTGAGCCGCCTGGATGAACATGCGCGACACGAAGCCGAACACCTCGTTCACCGACCACGGCTCCGCCGTCTCGAGCTCCGCGACGTCGAGCACACGCTCATCCATCGCCGCGGTATCACCCGTCTTTAACCAGGCCACAGGCCCTCACTCCCATCAGTCCGAACATGCACATTCGCTCGTCACCGGGTTGATCACCCGGCCGCAGGAATCACAGATCTGCGCCATCGCTCATCACCTCCCTCCCTTCCTCGGCGCCCGCCCGTTGTGGAGCAGCTGCCGGCGAGCGCCGGCGCCATCGCGCGGGGTTAGGAGCAGGGGCGTGATCCGGCTCGCGGCCACGCGGGCTGTGGTGCCGATGGCCACGAGGGCTCCGGCGAGCGCGTCGAGCGTCCGGGCGACCGTGGCGGTGATCCCCTCGGAGCTCCATCGGTGGAACCTGTCGAAGGGGGACTGCGCGGTGCGGTGGTGCTGCTGTGCGCGGCGTGCCTTCCGGATCGCGCGGCCGCGGCGCCGCCGGCGGGTCTGCTCGGTGATCATCGGGGCTCCTTCGGAGATGCGGTGGCGCCATCGGCCCACTCGGCGAGGGCGGCTGCGAGTGCTCGTGCCGCGGGGATGTCGAGGATGAGAGACCCGCCGGCGTCGGGCACGGCCATCGGCTGCTTCCACTTCGGGTCCCAGCGGTCGATCGTGAGACGACAGCGGTCGCCCCATTCGTCGCCTTCGTCGTTCCCCGGGACGCAGTGGTCGGGGATCACCGAGAGGCCGATCACGGCCACCGACCCGGTGTGGTCGGTGGGATACCGGTTCGCCCCACGGCGCCCGGCGGCGTAGTCCTTGACGCTGTCGCGGGTGCGGACGCTGCCGGGGTTGCCCCGGCCGCCGACCTCCCAGAACGGTCCTGCGTAAATACTCATCGGGGCTCCTCCCAGGGGGTGACGAAGCGGGTGCGGGTGTAAAAGTGCCCCTCGCCGGTCTCGATGGTGTCGGTCCCCTCCTCGGCTTCGATGGGCACGAGAGCCGTCCAGCCGACCATGTCGGAGCAGCGGTAGAGGTCGTCACCGGACCACATGCCACGGCCGATGTTGACTCGTGGCGGCGCGTACCAGGTGCCGGTACCGGCGGTCTCCTCGATCTTCGCGCAGGTCCCGATGGGCAGTGCTTCGGCCTGCTCGGCGGACTCGATCAGGCGCGGGACGTAGACGAATCGGGCGGTCATGACATCACCTCGTCGGCCCAGTCCTTCAGGTCCTGGATCACCTCGGTGTCGGGGCTGCCGCCGATCGTCTGCCGGCAGAGGACGTAGATCCCGAGCATGAGCGCCCGGCACTGGTCATGCGCGGTGGTGTCCGGGCTGCTCCCCGCGCTGCTGAAGCCGAGCTGACCGTCGGCGGTCAGGGAGATGGAGAGCTTCACGGTCTTGGGCTGCGGAGTGGTCATCTGGGCTTCCTCTCGGTCGCACCACACTCGGTGCATCGGTACACCTCCTCGGTCCTGCGGCGGGTGATGTGCTCCCACTGGTGCCCGAACGCGATGCACCCGGCAGCCTCGAAAGCCTCTTCGATGGTCGGGAACCTCATGCGTCCCCCTCGAGCGCGCGGATCGTGGGGCACGGGAAGGGAGGGTGCCCGCCCTGCGAGCCCTGGCAGTGCTGACACACCGGGGGCGATCCTGCCGGGCTGTGCAGCGCGTACACGTCCGTGATCCGCTGCTGTGTGTACTCGCCGCGCTCGCGCTCGTCGGATGCCTGCCGTTCGGAGACTCTGAGGTCCGACCGGGCTTCGTCGAGCAGGGCGACGGTCTGGACGAGCTCCTGCCGGAGCTGCTCTGCCTCGGCGATGCCGGCGGGTGCGGGCTCGACACGGGTCCACGTGAAGCAGCGGGTGTGCGTGTCGACGTGGTGGCTGAAGGCGCCGCCGGGGGTGTCGTCCGGGGTGCTGAGCATCGCGCCGGCGATCCGCTCGGCGGCGGCCTGGTCTGCGGCGAGCACGGTCACGGCCACCGCCGCGCTCTCGTAGCGCTTTGCACCACTGTGCCCGTAGCGCTCACGGCGGGTAGTCCGGACGTTCGTCTCGCCAGTGAACAGGTACATGGTCGAGGTGGTCATCGGGTCTCCTCCCACGGGGTGACGAAGAGCGTCTTCGCCCGGCGGCGGCCCTCGGTCTCGCGGATCTGCTCGATCTCCACCTCGATGGGGGTCAGGGCGATGCCGCCGACGATCGCGTCGTCGAGGAAGGCGTTGAAGCTCATCGGCGCGAACCAGAACCGGGCGCCCGGCTGCTTCGGGTTCTTCAGATCGGAGAGGGCGAGGACGGTCCAGTCGTCCTTCTCCTCGAGCTGGACGCGAGCGATGGTGCCGTGGGGCAGCGCCTTCGCCTGCTCGAGCGTCTCGACAGGGGTGGGGACGTAGATCGTGGTCGTGCTCATCGGTTCTCCTTGGCTTCTCTTCCGTCGAGGGAGTTGTGAGTGATCAGCCAGCCGTCGCCCGTTTCGGAGGGGACCAGCTCGATCTTGGGACCGCAGATGCAGTCCTCGGTCTCGGTGTCGTGCGCAATCAGGTCATCGACCGGGTAGACGTGAAAGGTCTGTCCCACGCGATCGCCTCCTCCGGGCCGGGCGGTTGTAGCAGCCGGTGCAGTCGGGGTCCTCGGGCAGCGCGGCGCGGTCGTCGAGAAGGACGGGCATGCCGCAGAGGGTGAAGCGGGCCGGGTCATCCGGAGCGGTCGAGGCGACGATGTGCGCGACGCGGCCGCGGCGCAGCCGCACGCGCGCGCCCGGGCGGTGCCGGCTCACTCGGCCGCCTCCCGGATCGGAGCCAGCTCGGCGCGGTAGCAGGTCTGCTCAACGGCTGCGATCCGGTAGTCAGCACCCTCGACCTGGATCGTGGAGCGGTGCAGGTCCCGAGCGACGCCCGGGAGGATCCCACCGCCTCCGTCCTCAGGCCCGCCAACGAAGTGCACACACGCCAGGCCCCGCTCGACCGGCTCCGGCGCCGGGCAACGGTGGGCCGCGTACAGGAAAGCCCAGCCGGCGGCGACGAGCGCCCACGCTGCCTGAGCCCATGCGTGATCGAGAGCAGAGTCGACCGCGGCGCCCACAGCCACCGCGCCACCCACGAGAGGAGCGACGCCGGTGAGTGTGCGGAGGACCGTGCGGAGGCGGGTCATCGGTCCTGCTCCTTGAAAATGAGGGCTTGCTCGGCAGCCCATTCGTGAAGGTTGGCGCGGCCAGGGTCGCCATCGGCACGGGCCTGCTCGGCGATGGCACGGTGGGCGGCCACCAGCTGGGAGATCGGGTCGGCGGTCATCGGGGGTCTCCGTTCGCGAGTTCGAGGAGGACGTCGGCGTGGCAGGGCTGGTCGAGGGGGCACCAGCACATGAGGTCCTTCCCGCTCAGCTCCTCCTGGATCAGCGGGATGTTGCCCTGGTCGATGTCCGTCACGTCGAAGCGGTACAGGCGCACGGCGCGGGCTCGCGCTTCGCGGATGGTGGGGTAGTGGCCCCAGTCCTCGTCGTGGTGGTCCTTGACGGCATAGCCCCGGCCCACGGGGACGACGCGGTAGTGGTTGCCGTGCTTCGACGACCGGGTCACCGACACCGCGCCCTCGGGCTTCCGCCACCCCTTCGTGCGGCGCTGCTGGATCCGCCGCGGGCTCATCGGTCCGCCCCCGTCACGCGGACGCCGCCCTCGTGGAGAGTTCGGGCGATGTAGCCGTTGTCCGAGCCGTTGATTCCCTCGGGCCAGCCCACGTTGAGCACGTCCTCGATGTCGGCCCACTCAGGGCGTGCCGAGGGCGAGTCCAGGAGGCGGCGCTCGATGGAGCCGCCCGCGCCCGTGCTCGCGGCCTCATCGTCAGGAGTTCCCTGGACGACCCGACCCGTCACGGCACTCCGCCACAGGTAGTCGGCCCCGGCGGGGATGATCCCGTCGGCGGGCACGTGCGCGGCCTCCCACGCGGCAGAGAGGTGCTCGCGGGCGGTGAGCGGGCGGGGCTGCTCGGCGCGTTCAAGATCGGCCATCGCCTTGATCGCGGAGTCCTTCCACTCGTCCCGCTCCCGCTCGGCCTTCTCGGCACGGGCGGTGGCCGCGCGGGACCCCTTCTGGCACATCTCCGCGAAGTCGCGTGCAGCTCGGAATCGGGCGATGTTCTCCCGTGTCGCCTCCTTCCACTGGTGTGCGGCGAGGTCGCGGGCGTCGGCCCGGTCTGCGGCTTCCTTCCACCGTGCGCGCCAGAAGTCGGCCGTTTCGTCGAGCGGCCCGCCCGGGTCCTCGGTCTCCTTCTCGATGGCGGCGGCAGTGACCCCTCCATCCAGCAGATCAGGGGCGTCCGTGCGGCTGTAGGAGCCGAGCAGAGACGGTGTGGCGGCAAGACGATCCAGAGTCGCGCGCAGCTCGCCGAGGTCGAACGGCCCGACCGTCACGGATGACCAATCGTCCTCCCGTTCGTGCGCTTCGATCGAGATACCTCCGGGACCTCTGCGGATGACGATGAAGTCCGCGGTGTTGATCGCGTTGAGGGAACGCGTGTTGCGGCTCGTGATCATGCTCATGGTGTTCTCCTGGGGTTGATGTCGCCGTAGTGGGCGCCGGTGTGGCCGGCGGGGCGGGTGCAGGGGGAGTAGCCGAAGACGAGGTGCGGGCAGGCGGTCACGGCTTCCTCTTCTTCGGCAGGGGGCGGTGGGTGATGGTCACGGCCGGCTGCTCGCCGGGTGCTGCGGTCACGGCTTGGGCCGGGCTGCACGGGCAGTCGATGGTCCGGACATGCCGGCGCGCCTCGCGGGTGGGGATCGAGTGGCTGACCTTCATCACGCCGCCTCCCGCCGGAGCGCCCGGCGCTGCTTCTCGCTCGTCCCGCCCCAGATGCCCACCTCGTGGTGCTCGACCGCGAACGCCAGGCACTGCTCCAGCACCGGACACTCCTTGCAGATGGCCTTGGCCTCCTTCGCGGAGCCGCCGACCGCGGGGAACCAAACATCTCCATCTACCTGCGCACATAGAGCGTCTGCCATCCAGGGTTCTGGCTTATGAAGTTCCCAGTTCATGCAACTTCCTTCCACGTGCGGCGGAGACGAACGTTCCGAATCGCCACCCAAGAAACGCCGTATTCGCGTGCGAGAGAGGCAGTGACGCCGTAGGCCTCGGGCACGGCGCGGATCGCACGAACGTCGTCGGGAGTAAGCCGCGCACTCAGGTGCTGCGCTCCACGGGAGCGGTTGGCCCTTCCCTTCGACACGCTGTCGAGTCCGTTCATCGACTGCGATCCAGGGAACAGGTGCGCGGGGTTCACGCATGGTGGGTTGTCGCACGTGTGGCAGGCCATTTCGTTGACCCCGAGCACGACCCCGGAAAGCGCTAGAGACACCCTCGAGGCCGTCCTGAACTTCCCCTTCTCGAGCATGAACTGGCCGTACCCACCCGACTTTCTGTAGGCCGCCCACTCCCAGCACTCGTCCGGGCCCGCGATCCTCACCTTCGACCAGAAGCGGTCGCGGAGGGATTGAGATGCGTCTCCAAGGTCCATTGGCCCAGCCAGTGGTGGATGCTTCCCGAGCTTCATCACGCCGCCTCCTCCTCGATAGAACTGATCAGCGCCTTCGCCAGCAGTGGATGTGCCTGCTCGTGCCGCCACGCGAGCTCCGCGGCACGCTGATTCACCTCGACCAGCGGCGCCAACGTCTCCGCCGGGACCGCGACGGCCACGAACACACCCGCGCCCGTCCGATCGATCCGGACCACCAGGTCTCCCGCCAGCACCCGCACCCCCTGCCCCTCGGCGAGCGCTGCGACCTCGGTGCGGAGGATGCGGCGTAGGCGTTGGGGTGAGAGGCCGCCGTAGTAGGGGAAGGTCGCGACGAAGAGCCCTTGGATGGCGTGTTCGTCGGCTGGTTGAGGTGCAACGTCGGTTCGGGCTTCGCGGCGGGATCTGGCGGCGGCGTAGCAGGGGTCGCAGCCGCACTTGTGGCGGTCGTACATGCCCGTGGTGCCGTGCTCGTGGTGGGCCTTCTTGCACGTGCACTCCGCGGGGCTGGTGGGGCGGGAGCGGGTCCGGCCGGTCATGCTGCGACCTCCAGCTGGTCCTGCAGCAGTGACGCGGCGGGGTGGCCGTGCCGCACGGCGGAGGTGCGGGCGTTGCTCCATTCCGAGTAGCCGGTGCGGGTGAGGGCTTCCTCGAGGGGCGTTCCCGCACGGACCAGGAACAGCAGCTCGTCCAGACGCTGGGTCGCCGTGAGGCGGGCGCGGATCTTGCCGTGGGGGCGCGCGGTGGGGTCGTCGATCGTCTCGTCATCCCACGCGGCTGGTGGCTGCCACCGGTTCCTCTCGGCCCAGCGGAGTGTGGAGGTGACCGCTGCGCGTTCCTGCTGTGTCGCGGAGGGCGGGGCCTGATCCCACAGCCGGTCGTAAAGTCGCTGGATTGCGCGGGCCATCGAGCCTGTGACCGTGCCGCGCTCCTCGATGTAGCTCAGGGCGTAGTTCGCGACGCCGAGCTCGTCCGCGAGTGCCCGGCGGGACCAGCCACGGGCATGCAGAGCGTGCAGGCGACGCAGTGTGCCCGTTGCGTCGAGCGCGGCGCCGGTGGAGGCGGTCTCCAGCGACGCCTCGACGGCGAGGATCTTCGCCGCCACGTCCGGGGTGATGTTCTGCTGCGGCAGCCCATCGCGACGGTTCGGATCGCGGCGGACGAGCTTCTGAACCGTCGAGCTAGAGACTCCCGCGAGCTGCGCCGTGCGGTGGTACCCGACGCCAGCGGCCTTCAGAGCGAGGATGTGCTCACGGACCGGGCCCGCATCGATCCGGCGGGGGACGCCCAGATGCGCGTCGAGGCGGCGGCGCCGATCCTCGACGTTCTGCGCACGCGTGCACGGGGTGCAGCGACACCGGTCCCGCTTGTATGCCGTGGCGGTGCCGTGCTTGTGCTTCGCGATCGGGTGGGTGCAGTCGCGGACCACGCCGCGCACAGTCTGGGCGGTCATGCGATCACGCCCTTGACCGCGTCCCACCACGCCCGCGCCCACAGCACATCACCCATCGCGGTGTGCGCGACCGCGCCGGCTGGGCGGGGCACACCCGCCAGCTCGGACAGGTCGTACGACCCGGCGCCGAGGGAGACGGTGCTGAACGGGCCCGCGGCCTCACGGGCCTGGGTCCAGGTCACGAGGTCGATCGGATGGTGGTGCCACGCCGGTGCTGCACCGATCCGGCCGATGTAGCGGGCATGGCGGGCGAGCATCGCCGTGATCACCGGCAGGTCGTAGCCCGCCACGTTCGAGCCCACGACCACCGGGCGGCCCAGCCCCTGCTCCGGCGAGAGCCGCCGAGCGACCCACAGCGCGACGATCTTCTCCTCGTACCAGCGCGCCCGGCCGCCCGGAGTGTGCCGCTGCGCGAACCGCCCCACCTCGAGCGCCTCCGGCTCAGCGTCCGAGGTGTCGACGTCGCTGACCATCAGCTCCGTGGACCGCTCACGCCCATCCGGCCACCGCTCGATCATCGCGATCTCCCACGGCCGCGCCGTCCAGATGTCCAGGCTCGTCGCCTCGATGTCGAGGAACACCAGCTTCCTGTCGATCCGGAGCATCAGAGCACCCCCTTCTCGAGGTCCTCGAGACGAGCACGCCACCCCTGCAGCGACTTCTCATCGATGAAGGGGCGCTGTTCCCCGTCGTCCTTCCGCAGCGTGCCTGCGGTGTAGGCGATGCACCACGGGCCCAGCGGCGCGACCAGGCGCCGGCCGAGCATCCGCAGGGACAGCTCCATGTTCAGCAGCGCGGCGGCATCACCAAGGCGAGCCACCTCCGCGGGGGAGAAGTGCACACCATCCTCGAGCGCGACCGGATGATCCGGTGCGGTGCCACCCGCCAGCGTCGAGAACGCCGCGAACGCGCGCTCCGACTGCGACTGCTCACCCCGCTCGAGGACCTCCGCCTCCGGGGGTAACGCCATCGTGAGCTTGTCGCCGCCGAACAGCTTCGACACATCAGCGATCACCAGCTCCGTGTCGGAGACGGTCACCTCGAGGACGAACAGCTCCTTGTCCTTGCCCTTCCGCTTCCCGGGCTTGAAGAACGACAGGATCTGCTTCACATGCTCGTACGAGATCGAGAAAGGGCCCAGACCATCGACCTGGATCGTGTCCACATGCGCCGCGGCCGCCGAGACACCGTTCACCGCCGACATGTACAGGCCGTCCCCGCAGACCATGCAGCGCACCGCGGCGAGGACGTCGAACGTCCTCGGATCTGCCTGGAACAGGCCAACGACCCGCAGCAGCGCCATGAACTCGCTGCCGTACACCGTGAACGACACCCGGGAGCCCAGACCAGCGCCACGCTCAGCGAGCTTCGATAGCTGCTCGGACGAGAGCGTGACAGGATCCTTCCCGCTGCCCGGTGCCGAGAACTCGATCGTGGTCATCGGTTCGCCTCCACGATCTTCCGGCACCGATCACAGATCGGGAGCTCACCCAGCACCGGATGGGGCATCATGCCCGTCGCCCTGCGCCCACACCCCGCGAACCACGCGCACGGATCGATGTACGTCGTCATGCCGCCTCACCACCCTCGGCGAGCGCAGCGCCGTCGGCCTCGTCGGTGGCGTCGTGGGCCTTGCCGGTGGCGAGGAGGATCGCGCGCTGCTCTGGCTCGGTCCAGGAGTAGCCGGTGTCCTCGAGGAGGCGGCGGAGCTTGGACTTCTCGCCCCAGTAGGAGGAGCCCTGGCGGCCCTCGCCCATGTAGCGGTGGTGGGCGGCGAGCTCCCACCACTGTGTGTTGAGCAGGACGAGGACGGAAAGGGGCCAGGTGGCCAGCTTGCGGCGGACACGGGACTTGCCTTCGACGCCGGTCAGTGCCTCGATGAGCGCGACCGCGTCGGGGGAGTCGCCGTAGTCGCGCCAGCACTGGCCGAGGAGCTGTTCGGTGGCGAGCTCGACGGCAGTCGACTCGGGGTTCATCGCCGGGAGCTGCTTGGCGAGGTGCTGCTCACGGTGGATGCGGGCGGCGTCGAAGTCCTCGGCGGTGATGTCGTCCCACGGACTCGCGGGCTCCGGCTCGGCGGTGGGGGAGGTGGCGTCGGCGTGCTGCTCGGCGACCTGGTCGCAGCCCGTCTCGAGGTAGCCAGCGTCCGAGCCGTACTGAATCACGCGGGCGGCATGGCCGGGGCAGGACGAGTGCTCAGACGCTACAAGCGCGCCCCACTCCTCGCCGTCGACCTCGCGGGCCGCAGCATCTTCGAGCGTGGGGGTGGTGAAGCCGATCTCGATCAGCTCGGCGAGGCCGACGAAATCGGCGGCCTCGCCGGCAATCCGGATGCCCCGCTTCTTCGCCTCCTTCATCGCCGCGTCGGTCCGCTGCTGCTTCTCGCGGCGAGCCTTCGCACGCGAGGTGATGAAGTCGAAGTGGTACGTGCCAGCATGCGCCTCGAGCTCCTGCGCGATCTGCGGGTCGTCGCTGTACTCGGCGATCACGAGGGCGTCATCGATGCTGACCTGGCCGCGGTGGACCTTCTCGCCGGTGTCCTCGGCGAGCTTGCTGAGCTTGACCCGGTCGCGGACGCGCTGCTTGCCGAGCGCGGTCTGCTTCGCGACCTGGGCCTGGGTCATGCCGAGCTCGAGCATGTCCTGCACCAGGCGGGACTCCTCCATCGGGGTCAGCTGGTCACGGTGGACGTTCTCCGAGGCCATGAACGCCAGCTGTTCCTGCTTCGACATGAGGTCGGCGCGGACCAGCACCGGCACCTCGGTGAGGCCGACGGCGTGCGCGGCGGTGAGACGGCGGTGCCCGGCGATGACGACCCACCCACCTTCGGTGTCGTCGTACGGGGGGACGACGACGAGGGGGACCTCGATGCCGTGCTCGCGGATCGATTCGGCCAGGTCCTCGACCTGGGCCGCGTCGATGCGGGGGTTCTGCTCGTGCGGGTGCAGCTGCTCCAGCGGCACCATGGTGATCTGCTCCATGTCCTTCTACTCCCTGTCGTTGTCGGCGTCGGCCTGCATGGCCCTGCGCCTGATCTGTGCGGAGATCGCGTCTCCGAGCTCGCGCAGCCGGTGGCCGAGCACGAGCAAGTCCCTGTCCTCCATCAGCGGGACCGCGTCCCGCACCTCGCGCAGCAGCGCGCCCGTCGCCTCACCGCGGTAGTGCGCGCACACCGCGTTGTGGTGGTTCCCGCGCCACGACTGATCCATGTCGCCCCGCTCGCCCTCGGGCCGGTGCTTGCACAGCAGCCCTCCGTGGGCGTCCCGCCAGACCTCGAACCGCCCGATCCCGCCCTCGAGGGCGTACCGCTCGGGCACGAGAGGGGTCCACTTCTTGCCGTGGAGCCCCCACGCCCACCACACGTCCGCACCGCAGTCCTCACAGACCGGTGCCGGACGCGCCGGGCGCGCGTTCACGGGACGACGAGACCTCACCTGCCACCCACCCCCACGACGGGGCGGCCGCGCTGGGCGTGCTCGCGAGCCATGCCGGCCGAGGGCCCCGCCGTGCAGTCCCACCACACGAGCGGGATCGCGACGAGCACCGCGGCGATCGCGAGCAGCAACACGGCCTTCACCGCGAGGCCGGACAGGAAGAGCAAGACGCTCATGCTGGATCACCGCCCTGCGGCCGGGCCTTGCCCGCCGGATGCAGCGCCTCGGCGCGGTCATGATCGGCCTGGTGCTTGCGCCGCGCCGCCCGCGCACCATCACGCGTCGCGTGCCGCGAAGAGCGCCCGCACTCACACGCCACCAGCCACTGCTCCGGCGAGCACTGCAGCAGCTCCAGCGCGATCCGCTTCCGACGCGAACGACGCATCGGAATCACCCGCCCGCTCACGCCGCCACCCGACCCGGGACCGACGGGTGCGCGCGGCGCACCCGGATCATCTGGACGAGCTCCTCGACCGACGGGCCGCCAGCACGCTTCGCCATACGAGCGGCCTCTTCGACACTCGTCCCGTCCGCGCCGAGCATGATCACGCCAGCGGCAGCCGCGATCCGGTCCTCCTCGTCCTGGAACGCCACACGCGCATCGATCCCCGCCTGCACCTGCTCACGGATCTTCCGCTGGGTCGTGGAGGTCATGCCGACACCTCCACCGGGTTGCAGGACTCGCACGGGTACGTGCCCGAGTCCGGGCAGGAATGGAGCGGGGCGAGCAGCGGTGCCATGCTGGCCTCGACGTCGCAGAGCTCGTGACGGGCCTCCGGAGCGAGCGGGAGACCGCAGTAATCGCAGGTCATGACTGGTCCTTCCTGTGCTTCAGGGCGGTGTCCGCGAGCGCGCGGACGATGTCGCGGGGGATGCGGCGGGCGCCTCGGCGCCGGCCGCTGGGGCGGGAGCGGGGGAGCGCTCGGTGGCGCGGGGCGGTCATCGGGGGTCACTCCCGTCGAAGTCAAGGACGGGCGCGGTCAGGCCGAGCTTCGTGGCGAGGTGCTGGACGCGGTACTGGAGGACGTAGAGCGTCTGGCGGACCTGGCCGTTGTGGAGGCGCGGGGCGTTGTGCTGGGGGCGGAGGACGAACCAGTCCGACGAGAGGACGCCCTGGCGGGGGCGCCACTCGTAGTCGTCGACCATTCGGCCCTTGCTCTTCGACCAGCGCTGCGCGACGACGCGGCGGACCGCCACGCCCGTCTCCTTCATCAGCTCCCGGACCTTCGGACCCGTCGTGCCGTACTGCGAGGCGAAGTTGTCGATCGTGACGATGTCCTGGTGCTCCGCGACGAACTTCTGGTGGTAATCAACGACGGGCTGCTGCTTCTCAAGCTGATACTCGACGCGAGCCCGGGCGATCGCCTCCCGGTCCGCGCGGTCCTCGGCCTCGAGGACCATCTGAGCGAGCTCACGACGGCCAGGAAGCGCGACGGGCGCGGGCTCGGCGACCTCAGCCTCGCGGGTCCGGATCGCGAAGTACGCCTGCGCTGCCGCGACCTCGGACTTGTTGGGATCTCCATTCATCGCCACGAGGTACGCGGCGAAGCGAGAGAGCTGGAAGTCGGCCATGCTTGGGCCGCTCGAGGCGACTTTGCGGGATCCCGCAAAGTGCTCGGCGACAACGTGGCCCTGCGCCTCGGCGGACTTCCGAGCACGCTCGAGGGGGACCTCGAAGTTCCGCCAAGCGGAGTAGCCCAGGAGCGGCATCAGGTCGCGGGCGGACCAGAACTCGGCGCCGTCGGGGCGGGTGCGCTTGATCGCGTCGAACGGAGACTCCGCCGACGGAGTGGAGGGGGTAAGGTCAGACATGATTCGTTCCCTTCTGGGTTCGTGCGCCCCCGCCCGGCATGGCGGGGGCGCTTCTTCATTCAGGACTCGGGGTGTGCCTCGGCGAGCGCGGTATCAGCGGACGCGAGTGCGGCGCCGGCGTAGTAGAAGGCAGCGCCGGTCGAGTAGCTCGACGGCAGGTCGGTCAAGACGCTGAGCGCGTCCCGGAGCGCGCGGATCCGAGCGATGTCCTCGGGCGTGCGGCGCAGCCTCCAGAGCTCGTGGTGGAGTAGCTCCGCCTGCTGCATCAGTGCGGCGCTGAGGTCGGACGCGGGAGACCCTGCGTTCGGGCCTCCCGCAGCCGGTTCTCCTTCTACGCTGGCAGTGCTGGCCAGGCCCGGTTCAGCATCCTCACCAACCGAAGGAGAAGCATCATGAGCGACGGCACGCCGATTCCGTTCTCGGCCGCAGACGCACCCCTGTCCTACGAACTCGTCCAGCGGTACAACACCGCTGTCCGCGAGCTGAACAACGCTGAGTCGTACGACGTCAAGGAGTTCGCCTCTCTCGTCGACCGGACCTTCCACGACGTCTTCACCACCCTCGGTGCGATTGAGGCTCGAAGCACCGGTAAGTGACGTCACGTCCAGCGGGATGATGCGGACTGGCCCGTCCACGAAGATCTCGTCAGATCCACGCAGTCGCGTCGCATCGATGTGACGAATCGTGACGGCGTCCTCCTTTGGGAGGGCGCCGTCGCTCGTCCCGCACCGGCACTGGCAACCCCGGGCGCTCATCGGGCCACCGCCGTCTCGGCGAGCGCCGGCGTCGTGGTGCGGGTGGCGGTGTCGAGCTCGCAGAGGAGGTCGTACACGTCGTCGTCGAAGCCCGGGTTCTCGAAACCGAACTCGACCCGGAGCGCCTCGCGGATGCGGTGCAGGGTGACGAGGTCGCGGGTCACGTGTTCGACAGTGCGGTCGTTCTCGGCCTGCTCGTCGGTCTGCGCGGACCCGCAGTAGATGCAGGTGTCGTCCTTGCCGAGGTGGGGGTAGATGTCGGCCTCGGTCGGGACGAGGGTGAGGGTCGTGGGTGCCATGGTGATCTGCTCCTTGATCGGTGGCTGGTCAGGCGGCGGTGCTCTCTTCGAGATCGGGGCGCATGATCGCGAGCTGTCGAACGCGCAGGGCGTTGGAGAGCTTCGCGAGAAGGACGTCGGAGAGCGGCTTGCGGCCGGCCTCGATGTTGGCGAGGTAGGGGCGGGAGATGCCGACCTCGCGGGCGAGCTCGTCGACGGTGAATCCGCGCAGCTCCCGGATGGTGCGGAGAGTGGCGCCGATCCGCTGGGCCTCAGTTGAGGCAGAGCGGGTGGGCCTCCGCTGAGTTCCGTTAGGTTCCGTGTTCATGCCGCTAACCGTAGGGGAACTCTAGGGAACTTGCAAGCGGAACCGCGAGGAACACTGGTCGATAACAGGCGTTTGTGCCGGTGGAAGGGGAACAACATCAATGTAGTTACCCCAAGGTGTTCCCGTGTTACCTCCGCCTCTGCCCCCCATATGGCGGATTGTTGTTCCCGATGGTTCCTGTCACGATTGCGCCATGAACACACAGGAGCGCTACTACGCCCAGCTCGCCGAAGCGGGCCGTGCCGTAGTCGAACAACGCGTGCAGCTCGGCCTCAGCCAGGCATCTCTCGCAACGGAGGCCGGCGTGGACGCGAAGACGCTCCGCTCTCTCGAGCGCGGAGAGAGGTGGCCTCACGACACGAGCCGAGCCAAGATCGAGCGTGCTCTGGGCTGGGCCGAGGGGACGCTCCATGCGCTCTTCGTCGGCGACTCTCGCTGGACAGAGATCGAGTACCCAGGCGGCGATCGCCGCGGCGGCATCATGCAGGTGCGTGCGCCGCACGGGCCGATTGCAGGTGTCGACGCCGCACCGGACGAGGTCGAGTCGAACGACAGCTACGACGGACCTCCGACGGCTGTCGACCTCACTGCAAGCGAGCTAGCCGCCCTGCTCGTCACAAGGTCTCAGGCGCTGGAGCGACGTATTCGCATCCTCGAGAAAGAGCGGGACAGCCTGAGCGCCCAACTACGCGCGAAGCAAGAGGACGGTGAGGACGATGCCGAGTAGCTTCCAGCGTGCATGGAGCGTGATGCTCAGCGAGATGGGCTTATTACGCCTGTGCGCGGCCGCGTAGGCCACAGCGGCGGTACCGGATCGGTCACGGCGCAACCGGGCGTCGGAGGCTCTGCCTACGATCCAACCATCAACACCACCACCCTCAAGGAGCTCACCATGAAACGCACCCTCCGACTGCTCGCAGCACCTGCCGCCGCCCTCTTGCTGCTCGCCGCCTGCGGAGGGACGCCTGATGCTGAAGAGGTCACCCCCACCGATGCCGACGGTGCCACGGCAGAGCAGCCTGACGCGCCGAGCGCGGAGTCCACGGACGCTGAAGAGCCAGAAGGCGACGCGATTGCGGATGGAGGCGAGAGCGACGCCGCCGAGTTCGACGGTGAGTCCATTGCCCTCGACGTCGATGCAGTCGCGAACAACGCGGTGCCCACCCGCGGGAGCTTCTACCTCGAGGGCATGACCGGAGTGAAAGGCATTGCCGAGATCGGCGTTGAGGGCCCCGAGGACATCGAACGAATGCGCGAACTCGTCGGCGAGGACCCTGTCACTTACATCCGCATCGACGTCGACAATCGCGATGGCACCGAAGAGATCGGGATGTACGAGTGGCTCATGTACGACGCAGATGGCAACGAGTACGCATTCCAGAACCTCAACAACCAGGCCGTGGAGTGGGACGAGATCATCGACGACGGTTCAGACCTCGACCTCGAGGTGAACGACCTCGCATGGGAGATCGAGTCCGAGAGCGCGAACGTCGGGCAGCGCAACGAGCAGTGGCTCGTCGGCCCCGGCGACCTCCCCGATGAGGTTTCCTTCATGAGCGCAAGCACCTCGCTGTTTGCTGACGAGTTCGTGCCGTTCCCAGTGAAGTAGCGGCATCGAACGACCATGGCCCTCCGGCCAGCGCCACTGCTGACGGAGGGCCCTTAACACCCCCAGCGAGCGCGGAGCGGCGTTCGAGAGCGGCTGGGGAAGGAGGGATCTGGGTTGAGTAGGGGTAGGGGCACGCGGCAGCGTGCGATTCTGTATTTGCGGCAGTCGACGTTTCGGGAGGAGTCGATCAGCCTCGAGCTGCAGGAGTCCGCGGGGCGGGAGCATGCGGCGCGGCACGGCTATGAGGTGGTGGGGGTCGAGTCGGATCCGGGTCTGTCGGGGAGGACGTTCAATCGGCCTGGGGTTGCGGCGGTGATGGATGCGGTCCAGCGCGGCGCCGCGGACGTGATCGTGCTGTGGAAGTGGTCGCGGCTCTCACGGAACAGGCTGGACTGGTATCTCGCGGCCGACCGGACGCAGGAGGCCGGGGGGCGGATCGAGTCGGCGACTGAGCCGATCGACACCAGCACCAGCATCGGGCGGCTGTCGCGCGGGATGATGATCGAGATCGCCGCTTACGAGTCGGAGCGGGCGGGGGACCAGTGGCGTGAGGCGCAGGCCCGGCGCGTAAAGCTCGGACTCACCCCGCACGGCAAGGCCACGTTCGGGTACTTCTACGACCGGGAGAACGGCATCCACGTCCCCGACCCCGTCACCGGCCCGATCCTGGTGGACCTCTACAGGCGGTTCGCGGCCGGGGAGACGATGTACGGACTGTGCATCTGGCTCAACTCGCAGGGGATCACCACGCTGCACGGCAAGCGCTGGACCGCGGGAAACCTCATCCAGATCCTCGACAAGGAGTTCGCTGTCGGCCGGATCTTCTACCACGGGCAATGGCTGCCCGGCGCGCACGAGCCCCTGATCACGGAGGCGGAGTTCGCGGCCTACCGGCAAGCTCGGAAGCGGCGCTCGGCCGCGCCCCGGACCGAGGCTAGCGAGTACCTGCTGTCCGGGCTCACGAAGTGCGGCGTGTGCGGGCGGGCCCTCACCGGCGCCGCCGCGCGCGGCCGCTGGTGGTACTACCGCTGCTACTCCGCCCGATTCTCCGGCGCGCACCAAGGCGTCCAGATCCCCACCCACCTCGTAGACGACACCGTGCGCGCCTGGGTCGAGCAGGAAGCGAAGTTCCGACGCTCCGTCCCCGTCGAGACCGCACCCAAGCCCACCGCCGACGTTGCCGCGCTGAAGCGGACCGTCACGCAGCACGAGACCAGCCTCTCCCGCCTCACCGTCCAGCTCGCCGAGAACATCATCAGCCCCGACGCCTACCGCCTCGCAGCCGCACCGCTCGAGGAGAAGCTCGGCGCCGCACGGAACGCCCTCGAAGCAGGCACCGCAGAAGAGGCAGCGCCGCCGCTGCGCGACGCTCTCGTTTCCCTCGCGGACGACTGGGATATCCTCCCCGTCACCCACCGCCGCACTCTCCTACACCGCGCCCTCGATGCCGTGACCATCGACTTCAACGCCGACAAGCACATCGAGATCTACCCCGCCGGCACCTACACACCCAGTACGGGTTGACGCAGACTCACGACCGTGATCGGCAATGCCACCGCTGATCCCACCGAGCACAAGCAGGACAACGGCACCGTCACCGCGAAGGTGCGGATCGCCGTCACCGGGCGGTACTACAACGCCGCCACCCAGGACTTCGCCGACCGCAAGACCGAGTTCATCACCGTGTTCGCCCGCAGGAACCTCGCCCGCAATCTGCTCACCTCCGTGCGCAAGGGCCAGCCCCTGATCGTCACCGGCCGGCTCAGCAGCTCCGAGTGGATCGCCCAGGACGAGACCCAGCGCCACTCGCTGAACATCCAGGCGGAGGCCGTCGGTCACGATCTGACCTACGGCAGCGCCATCTTCACCAAGCCGCTGCGGACGGCGGACGTGCCCGATGTCGATCCGCAGACCGGTGAGGTGCTCAGCGACTCCGTCAGCGAGGACGCGGAGGACGCCTTCGAGACCGAGTCCGCGGACGACGACTCGCTCGCCCCGGCATTCTGA